GCCGGCCGGCATGTTCGCACCGCTATAGACGTTCGGCTGTACCGAGCTCGTGGCATTCCTCGCCAGCAAAGCGCTCACTCCAGTCGTCGGGTTGTAGATCGCGTACAACGCGACGTAACCGGACGTTGGGGCCGCGCCGGTATCCATGCCACCGGCGCCGGTCGTCGCGAGGTTGATCGTCTTATTGAAGTTCGCCAGACAGTAGCGGATACCACCCAGCGCTGTCTCGACGACAATCTCGTCAGCCGTCAGCGAGGCCGTGGCAGATGCGACAGCAACCCCCATCGCCACATTGCGCGCGCTACCGACGATACCCGCAGCCTGCCCTGCCGGAATCGCATGCTGGCTCTGGCTGGCCGGCGGGACCTGTTGCGCTCCGCCAGCGCACTCCATCAGAACCCATGCACCATTACCTGCGTTGACCGTCGACGCGACGACGTACAGGAAGCACGCGACACCCTTGACGATCAGCTCACCGCCCTGGAGCGGCTGCAGCGCGAGACCATAAATCGGCTTCGCGCCCAGACCATCCACGTTCAGCGTCGACGCACCCGTGTTCGCGTTGGCGATGCTCACGTCGATCACGAGGCCCGACACGGTCGGATAAGCCGGGAACGCCGCGAGGTTGGCGACCGCGTAGGCGTTCGCCGTGCCGGTATCGGCCAGGACGGGATTCTGGCGGGCCGAGACGGCGACGGCCGTGGCAAGGTTCGATAGAAGCGTCGCCGTCGTACCGTCGTCCGTCGCGTTCTGGCCGGTTTGGTTGACGATGAACTGCGCGACGACTGCGGCCATGATGCTCGACTGGCGCCAGACCTTGTTGAGCTGCGCCGACTGCGCGGTTCCGGATTGGAAGCCAGTCAGGCGGGCTGCGAGCGCAGCGTAGGTGGCCTGGTCGATGACGTTCGCGGCACCACCGCCACCGAACGCGAGAAAGTCATTGATACCCATCTATGCTCCGAGCATAAAAAAAGCCGCCCGAAGGCGGCTCAAAGCGTGGAATTTGTTCTGTGGGTCAGAGCGTCCTGCCCCATGCGCCGGCGTCAAAGCCGGCAACGAACTGGTTGCTCATGTCGAAGCCGAACAGCGGAGCGCCGTCGACGGTCGTGACAATCGTGTAGTTGACGCGGACGCCCTCCGGCTTCAGCGGGATGTAGCCGCCGGCGAGCAGCGCGAGGAACACCGCGGACGGAACCTTCCCGGAGATCCCGATCGTCATCGACATGTCCTGGTGGTCCTCGATGAACACATGCGTATCGGCGCCGAAGATGCTGCTCAGGATTGCCGCGCTCGATGCGAGCGTTCCGTCCCAGTGGTTCGCGCCGATCTTGGCGCGAATGACCAGCCGGTATGTGTCGTCGTCGAGAACGGTCAGGCCCGTGTCGGGATCGAATGGCCCTTTCCAGATCGCCTGATCGAAACCGAGCCCGTCGATGTCGAACGAGAAGTAGATCCCAGTCAGTGGCGTGCGGATCCGGCGCGACACGCCCACCCACAATCCGACCGTGTCGAGCTGATCGCCGACGGCGACGTCCAGGTCGAACTTGCCGGGCATGCTCGCTAGCAGATTCATCTGGTCGACGAGCGGCTGCACAACAGCCGCGATCGTCGCCATGTACCTCGGCTTGTCGCGGTGCTCCGACGTGATCAGCACGGTGTAATCGTTCAGGTCGGCCATCAGGTCACCACCAGACTCACGCTCGCGGGCGTGCAAGACGCCGCTTCGTTGAACTGCAGCCCGTAGTCGGGCGTGCCCGCGCCGCGCGGCCCGCTCAGCGTCAGTCCGGACAGTTTGAACGTGACGCCGCCGCCGACGCTGTTCGCCGCGGTCAACGCATCGCCCCACTCCACGCTGCCTGAAAGTCCGCCGCCGATCTGCACCCCGTTGATATAGTCCGACACTGCCTGCTGGATCTGCTGGCCGGTCTGTGTCGTGTAGCCCGCGAGCGCCTTGAGCGTGACGGTGGCCGTGATTGGCGCCGCCGTCGGGCGGAAGAAGCGAATCGTGATCGGGCGACCGTAGATGTCCGTGACGACGATCGCCGTCGTGCCGTACGTGCCGGCTCCAGGCGTCTTCTTCGCCGCGATTGCGTTGGCGATCGCCGTCGCGTCGCCGCCCTCGACCACGAGCGAAATCGAATGCGACGGGATTCCATTCGCATCCGTCACACTCGTGTCGTTCTCGTATGGGGCATAGCGCGTGACGCCCACGACGTTCGCCACCGCACCGATGATGCCGTCGAGCACCGTAAGCGACGGAAGCGCGGTCGACACGGTCTGGCGCTGGCGCAACGCGGCGTCGGATTCGACCGGCGCGCCGGCGGCCGCATCCGCCGGGTTCGTCACCGTCTGCCAGCCGAACGCCGGCGTCGCGATCTGGTTGATCGTACCGGCGCGCGCCGCGACAGCACCGATCGCCGCGCACGTCGCCGTGACGGTGACCGTGCCGCTCGGCGGGATCGTCACGGTCGCCGGCAGAAGCCATTTCACGTCGTTGGCGTCTTTCGCCGCGCCGTTCGTGATCGTCGCGCCGGCCTGGCCGACGAGCACCAGGTCTGCGCTCGAGTACGACGCGACCTTGCGCGCGATGCCGTTGATCTTCACGTTGCTCGACAGCGCCGCGCCCTGTGCCGTAGCGGGGCTGAACGACTGGTAGATCGCGATCGCCACCGAGTTGCTGTCGTTGAACGCAGCCGAGATCACGGCAAGGAGCTGTCCGTCTTTGCTGTCCGGCTCGAGGTAGGTGTCCTGGCCGTAGATCGACCGGTACTTGGTCTGCCAGTAGTCGAGGATCTCGGCATACGACGGCGCGGTGATGCCGTTTGCATCGATTACCGCAACAGGGCTCGAAATCGTCATAGCGTCGTTTGTACCGTGGTGATGCCGTAGATGGTGTTGATCGTCGCGGTAACGCTAAGCTTGCGCGTCTCGGGGTCAACCGAGCTCGAGTAGCTCGTGATCTCGGTCACGCCTTGCGTGCCGAGGATGCACTGGCGGATCGCCGCGTCGTAGGTGCCGCTGGTGTACTTCCCGAGCACGTCTGTCGCCCACGGCATGCCGGCAGTCATATCGAGGAACCATTCGCCGCGCTGCAGTCGCAGGCGCGTCAGCACGGCCTGCGCAACCGTCTCAGGCGTGTTCACGAGGAAGTCGGCATCGCCCCCGCCGAAGACATAATCGTCGTCAGCGTCCTGTTTTCGGTATCGCATGGGAATCCTCAGTTCGGCGGGCTGGTGTTGCTGCCCGCGCCGTTCTCTCGGTGGGTATGCGTGTCGTCGACGCGCTTGCCGTTCGCCGTGATCTGGCCGATCACGTTCAGGATGCCGTTGAACACCGCGGCGGCGCCGCTCACCGCGCTGCCGACCATGCCGCCGACGAACGTCAGCAGGCCCGTTATCGTCACCGCGGCCGAGAACGTCGACAGCGGCGCGACGACGTCGAATCCGCCGGGCGCGACGATCTTGACCTTCTGCAGCGTCGGGTTCAGGTCGATGTACGTCGCGCCGTCGTCGCTGCGCAGCTGTGTCGAGCTGGTGCTCACACCGGCCAGCGCGCGCGGCCGCGACCGGTAGCCGAGCAGCACGAACCCGTCCGACAGGTCGTGCATGCGCAGCTCGGCCTGCTCCTGCACGCCGCCCGACTGCCACCAGGCGTCGATGCAGCGCGAGGCAAATACGACGAGGCACTCGTCAAGCGGCTTCACCGGGAAGGTCAACGTACAATTTCCGCCGGCGGGAAACTGAACCGGGCAGTCGACCAGCAGCGGTAGCGCGACGCTCTGGATCGCGCCGTCGATGCCGCGCACCTGCGCCTTGATGGCCGGCTGCACGCTGCATGTCAGCGCAGCGGCATCAAATGACTGGATGATGCCGGGCAGCGCCGTCCAGATGCCCGCGCGCACGCCGTCAAACGCTTCACGCAGGGCGACCTCCGGGTCGCCTACCCTTTCACGTCGATCCATGGGATGAAAATGAAAAAACTGCTGTTGACCGCCGCGCTGCTCGCGCCGCTCGCCGCCGTCGCTGACGACGCCTACGTCTACCCGTTCGCCGGCATGAAAGTCGGCACGACCATCGAGAACGAATTCCCGACCATCCTGTACACCGGGCGGAAGTGCGATCTGCCGCTCGCGAACGCGAAGAACATGCGGCGCTACGAGTCCTACCGCGGCGTATGGGACATCGGATGCTGGGGCGAGACGATCGATGGCGACGCCGTGATCATCGTGCCGAAGATGCCGACGAAGTCGATGCCGCTTAACGTGCTCGCACGCGCAGACGTGAAGCGCAACGGCGAGAACACGACGATGACCATGAAGGCACTGCCGACGTACGGCCGCTAGCCGAACCGCTTGATCACGTCGGCGGACGGCACCGCCGCCTTGTCCTTGAACGAGTCGGGCAGCACCGTGACGTCGGCCGCGAGGCAGATCACACTCGTGTACCACTCTCCACCGCGCGTGTCGCCACTGACCTCCGCGAGCATCACATAGTAGAAGCCATCGTCATCGAGCTTCGCCTGCATCTCGATCCGCTCGTTCTCGGCCTGCTGGCCGACGTTCAGGCTGTACTCGTACTGCTGGATGCTTGCGTTGTCGAGCCAGATCAGCCGGCCGATTTTCACGCTCGGATTCAGCAGCATCTTCACTTCGATGCCGTTCGCCGTCTGCTGCGGCAATCCGACCATGCCAGTCTCCGACGTGATCTTCGGGATGTCGCCAGGCATGTACGCGGTCTCGGGCACCATCACGACCTTGCCGTCCTGGATGCTCCAGACTGTCTGAGTCGTTTTCGCGATCCCGCGGAGGAAGTCGCGCGCCATCCCGAACATGACCTTCCCGCGCGGTAGCGGATTCGACGTCACCTGCGGCATGTAGCCGAGCGACACGCCGTACGGATTCATGGCGGCGATCGCCACCGAGACGTGGTCCGTCGCGACTGAGCCGGCCGCGAGCGTCGTGTTCACAACGGCGAAGTTGTACGCGGAGTCGCCGTCCGCCGCCGTGATGTCGAGGAACGTGTCGGTCTGGCTCTCGCGCCCGCGGCGCACCTGCTTGATCTGGCCGTCGAAGACGATCCCGTAGTTGCCCTCGTAGCCAGCCTGCAGCACGACGCGTGTGAACTCCTTCCGCGCGCGCCGCGCAGTCGTCGCGGAGACGTTGTACACGCGGATGCGTGCCTGGTTCGGCGTCTGCAAGTCGCCCCGCTGCACGCGGAACACGATCCGTAGCTCGGACAGGTCGAGCGCTTCGCCGCTGTCGAAGCCGATGACCAGCGACACCTTGCGGTCGAACTGCTGAACGCTCATTGGTCCGTCACCCAGAAAACGTGCGATCCGATGCCCAGATCCTCAAACGTCGGAACGTCGTCGGGATCCTCAGCGCCTTGCACCCACAAACGCCCTTGAAAGCCCAAATGCTTGTACTGCGCGAGCAGGTCGACGCCGGTCACCAGCGGGATGCCGAACACCAGTGGGTTGTCCGATGCATCCGCGATGTCGAGCACCCATCCCGCGCCGCCGGCCTTGCGGTACTGGACGGTCAGGCGATAGTCGGTCCCGCTCAGCGTCACGGTGAAGCGCTCCGGGCGCGGCGAAAACGGAATCTCGAAGAAGCTCGGCATTACATACTCCCAGGCGGTACCGCGCCGCCCGGCGCAGGCGTCGCCGGCATGGCGGCCTTCGTGCCACCGTTCCCCGTCTCGGCCGTCGACGCCGGATCGGCCTGATTCTCGCGCGGCGGCAGCTTCGTCACCTGCGTCTGCACGATACGGATCTGCTTGAGCGTCGCCGTTAAGATCAGCGCGCTCGACGTCTTCGCGTCGGTCGTGAGCCGCAGCCCCTGCAGAAGCATGTTCCGGTAGGTTCGGCGGCTCGTCGTCACGTCGAACGGCGTACGGTCCTCCTGCAGCTTGAGAAGCTGCGAGTAGATCGCGTTCACGTACTGCGCGGACGGCAAGCCACCACCTTCGAACGTCGCTTCCACGGCGCCGAGCAGCGCTTCGTAGTCGGCGTTGCTCCAGCCGCACCGCATCGCGAGATCTGGCTGACGCTTGAAGGCGTGATCGGTGATCTGCGCCCCCTGCTCCACCGGATGCTCCGTGATGGTCAGCTCGTCGTTGTAGACCTCCTCGATCGCGACCTGCACCCGGATGCTGCCGATCTTCTTCGGCGAGATCATGATCATGTCGAGGGTCATGCGATCACCCCCTGAAGGTTCCGTACCATGTCCGAGTTCACCGCGCGCTGCTCGCGCTCCACCGCGCGGCCGGCCGCCGAAGGATCGCCGGCGCCGTTCACGTGGATCTGCGTGGTCTGGTTCACCTCGATCCTCCCCCCACCTGCGTGCGAGCCAGCGGCCTGCGCCACGATTGCGGCCGGCTGCTGGTACGTCGCACGTGTGTTGCGCAGCGCGGCCTCCATCTCGGCAGCCGTGATGCTCGCGCGGTTGTTGCCCTTGCCGGCATAGTAGCTGCGGCCCGTGTCAGGGTCCGCCACGCTCGCCCACTCGCGCGACGCCGCGCGCAGCGCCGCGCGCAGATCACCGCTACGCCCCTCGACGTAGTCCGCGATCGCGCGCCGCTTGTTGCGCACCAGGTACTCGCTGAAGATCCGGTCTTGCAGCTTCCGGTCGAACATCTCGCTGCCGTTCAGCTTCATCGCGCTCGCCGCTTCGGACAACGTGCCTCCGATGATCTGGTAGCGGCCAGCGGCGTTGAACTGGCCAGCGCGCTGCGCGGCCATGACCTGCGCCAACGTCATGCCCTCGAGGTTCTCCGTCCCGGACCGGTATCCGCCGCGCGCGCCGCGGTTCACGCTGTTGTAGTCGCCCTCGCCGCGCGAGATCAGGCGGCCGAACGCGGTGTCGGCCAGCCGCGCCATCGTGCCGGCAGCATCGGTCGGCGCCGCCGCTGAAGCTGCCGCGGGTGCTTGGCTGGCCGCCGCCCCCGCGCCGCGCGGCGGCGTCAGCTTCGCGCCGCCCCCGTCCTTCACGCTGTCGAGCTCGTCCTGCGTGTACCCGCCCGTCGCGTCGAGCCCGCGCCGATCCTTTCCGGTCAGAAAGTCCCAGATCGAGCGGAATTTGCCACCGGACGCCTTCGAAATCCACCCGTCCACCGAATCACGCAGTGCATCACCGATCTTCCAGCCGGCGAACGCGGCTCCGGCGACGGCCGACAACCGCAGCAGCAGCCCGATCAGCGAACCTACCTGGCCGATTACGCTGGAGATGACGCTCGCGGCGCCGGTGCCGGCCGCTCCCATCGCGCGGAGCGCGGCCGCGGCCTTCCAGATCCCCTTGGCGATCCGGAACACGCCCAGCGCTTTGAGCGCCACGCCGAGCAACAGGATCTTCGTCGACCAGCCATTCGTCCCGTGATCAAGCTCGATGAACTTGTCGGCCAGCCATGCCAACGGCGGCCCCATCACGGTGGCCGCCTTCAGCACTGCGTTCGCGATGTCCGCGATGCGATTCGCGATCTGCTCGCCGTGCTCGTCCATCCACTTCTGGAAGCGATCGAGCTGCGGGCCGATCTTCTGCAGCATCGCACCCTCGACGCGGATGCCGAGATTCTCGAACGTCGTGCCGAGCCCGCGCAGCTGCGTCATGAAGCGATGCGAGTCGTCGGCCGCCTTGTCCAGGCCGGTCGTCTTCGACATCTCGCGGTACTGCTTCAGGAGCTTTTCGAAGTCCCCGTTGCGCATCGCGAGCATCAGGTTCTCGTCGATGCCGAGGATGTTCCCGTACTGGCTCGCGAGCCACGTCGGCTTCTTCGCCAGCGCGCCGCCGAGGTCCGACATGATGTCGACCGTGTCGCGCAGCTCGCCGTTGGCATTGCGCGTCTGCACGCCGAGCGTCGCGAGATAGCCCTCGCCGGCCGGGTTGTTGCGCAGGAAGCGCGCAAGGTTCTCGATCGTGCCGGTCGCCGCCTCCGCCGAAACGCCCATGTTCCGCGCAGCAAACTCGAACCCGCGCAAGCTGGTCGCCGACGCGCCGGTGCGCTGTGCCACGAAATACAGGCGCTCGAGCTTCGACGCGAAAGCCGCGACGCCGGCGCTGACGGTCAGGGCCGCGCCGGAAATCGTCGTGATGAGTTGCTTGACGCCCTTGGTGGTGTCCTCGACGCCTTCCTTGAACTTCTTCAGGCCCTTCTCGTCGACCTTGAAACCGAGTGCGACCAGGAATTCGCGGATGACGACGGAATCAGCCATTTTCTCTTTCCATCTTGCGGCGGAACGCCGCTTCGTTGTCTGCCTGGACTGCGATCGCGTCGTTCATCAGCGCGACGTCATCGAGCCCGAGCGTGCCGTCCAGCAGCGATTCGTACTTGCACCAGCCTCGGGACACGGGTTGGAGCAGCCAGTCCTCGCCGCCGGGCAGCGTGCGGATCCAGCCTAGGTCGCCGCCGGGCTGCTCGCTTGGCTGGTAAGCAGCCCGCTGATAAAAGGGCCGAGGTTCGCCACGACGACGCGCACGACGAGCGGCAGCATCACGTCGATTCCGATGTCGTCGAACATCGACGTCTTGTGCGCGGCGGACCACACCTTCGCCCAGCCCGCGCCCTGCCACCGTTCGACGACGGACAGGCACGTGCCGAAGACGTATTCCGCGTCCTCGTCCTTCAGGCCGGCCAGCGCGTCGGCGAACGGCTGCAGCACCGGGGCGATCGCGTCGACGAGCGACAGCAGCTCGCGCGATTTGTCGGCCGCGGGCGCGACCACTTCCTCGCCAGGCGCCCCGCCTTCGGAGAGCGCCGCAAGCGCGGCGTTCGCGCGCGCCTGCTTGCGCGCGACATCGGCCTGCTCGAGCTCGGCGTAGAACTTCATCAGCACCGGGATCATCGGCGGGATGATCGGCGCGATGCGCCGAGACACGTGGAATTGCTGCATCGCGCTCAGCTTGCCGATCGCGTACCGCACGCCGTTGAGTTGGATTTCGGTCGCCATGTCAATATTTCCCGAGCAGACCGTCGATCTTGATGCAGTCGAACACCCATTCAAGGATGTCGCCTTCCTTCGCATACTTCAGGTCGGGTGCTTTCTTGAACGAGCAACTGCGCGCCGTCGTCACGTCGCCGGCGGCCGTCTGGCGCACCTCGATCAGGTTCTTCCCCCACAGGCGGCTGTCGAGCGATTGCGCGGAGTAGAGCGCCATCAGCTTCGCGTTGATCGGCGCGGTCTTCAGGTAGCGCAGCGTGATCTGCCCCGACTTGTCGGCGTGCAGGCTGTGCATGCCCTCGCCGTCCGAGCCGATCGTCATCGTGTTCTTGTCGCCGGCGCGCGCGATCGTGATGCCTTCTTCCGCGGTCGCTTCGCCGTAGCCAAGTGAAAATGCACCACCCGGTCCGACGATCGTCGCCGCGACATCCTGAAAGCTATACGTTGCCATCGTGACTTCTCCCTTTACCGGTTGACGTTGACGAGGATGTCGACGCTATGGATGGCACCAGCCTCCTTCGCAGCGACCTGGAACACGACGGACTTGCGCGCCTCGCGGTCCGCTTGAGATTGCGTCGCGATCGGCGGTGCATATACGTAGTAGCCCATCGCCAGCGTATCGCCCTGGTTCAGCGCTCCGAAGCCGGCCGAGTTCCAGACGCCCGGCGCGAGGTAGCCGTTGTTCACCGCCGCCTCGCAAGACGACGAGATCGTCGCAGCGATGTCCGCGTTGCCGCCGTCGGTCTGCGGAATCTTCGTCGGGCTCTGGTACAGCCGGTTGTAGACGTCCGTCTCGATGCGGTTGCGGAACCAGATCGCGTTGTAGACCGAATCCGCGAACAGGCCGCTCGGCGTCACGCCGTACTGGATGATCGACGTATCGTTGCTGTAGTTGACGAACACGTTGCAGTTCTTCGCCTGCAGCGTGTTGGCCTGCGTGCTGGTGAGCTGCTCGGCCGTGACGCTCGGCTCCTGCTTGAACATCAGCGTGATCGTCGTGTTGTTACCGTTGAAGTTGACCGTGAGCAACCGGCCCAGCAGCGACGAGATCGCGTACGGCGTCGAGCTCGAGTACTGCAAGACCGTGTACTTCAGCTTCAGCGCCTTCAGTTGGCTCGCAATGTCAGTCGATACGGTCGAATCGAGCACCTGCGGGTTCTGCGTCGTGATGCCGTAGATGTGCCGCTGATCGGCTTCGATGAGGGTCGCCACCGCGATGTGTTGAGCATCGGTAATCGACGCGTCAGCGAAATCGAGGCCGAGGAACTGATTCGCGAAGCGGTCGAGGAACAGCGCGGCGGCGTCCGCTGGCTGCTCCGGCCCGATGCCGTCCGCCGGCACGCCGGCAAGGTTGCTCGTCAGGCCGAGCATCGCGGATATGTCGGCACCGCTGCCCGGCGCGGTCGCGTATCCGACCTTCGAATTCGTGCCAGTGGTGTTCGACGTCACGACGAACTGCGAGCCGGTCCAGGCGATCGTTGCGCCGGTCAACTTCGCGTTGATCACCGTCGCGACGCCATTCAGATTCGTCTGAGCGGAGAAATCGAGCGCCGTGATCGTCTTCGCGGCGCCATCGATCGAGATGTTGAACGCGCCCGTCGTGATCGCCTTCCATACGGTCATGTCCAGTTGTGCGGTCGACAGTACGCCACCGCGCAGCGACCCGGACGTCGCCGACTTCGCCCACCGCCCGATCATCAGCTGTTGCGGCTGCGGCATCTGGTTGAAATACAGCGCCGCGGCGTAGTATTCCGGCGTGTTCGTGCCGAAGTCGGCCGTTACCTCGTTGATGCCGCCGTACGAGCGCGCGCGCTCGTTTGTATCGATCACGGCCGACGGGCCGAGAATGAGCCCGGTGTTCATGTTCGCGCCCTGCGCCGCGAGCGCGGCGAGGTTGATCGTGACGTTGATCAGGCGCGATACCGGCAATCCGTTGGACATGCTGGTCCCCTACGAGTGGATGTTCGAAGTGCCGTCCACCGGCGTCGACGAGTCGGTCGTCGTCGCCACGGTGGCCGATTTGAGGTTGAGGACCGCGTAGGTCCGGGTGATCTTGCGGCGCAGCGTCACGGTCATGTCGTAGCGCCGCACCCACTGCTGGTTCACGAAGTCCGGCGCCGGGCGGATCGTGCCGGCGGTGACGAATGCCATGTCCTGGAGTTGGAGCTGCTCGCGGTTCTGCGGGATCGCGAGGCCGTCGGCGAGCCGCTGCGCGTAGCCTTTCGCGTGCGGCCCGTAGAACGTGCACTGGACGTCGATGTCCTGGTGCCGGATGTACGTGTCATGGCCGTCGCCGGCGCCGTCGTGCTGGATCGCCGGCCCGGCGTCCTGCTCCTGCTCCTGAACGCCGAACGCGCACCAGTCGGCGGACGGCTCGGGTTGCTTCGGGACGGTCGGCTGCACGCGTGGCCGCACGAGATCGCCGGGCAGCGCCGTCACGCCAGCGATCAGGTCATGGACCAGATCGTCGAGTTCGTCGTCCTCGACCAGCGGCACATCGTCGGATGGCGCGAGGTATCCGCCGGTCGAGCTGTCGGTCATGACGCCCCCGAGAGAGGTTTGATGTCGCACGTCGCGCAGACGAAGCCCTGGCCGAAGTGCGAGTAGTTGTTCACGTTGACGACGGTGTACGTGGCGCCGGCCCAGACCACCTCGTCGGCGTCACCGCCGAGGGCGCCGTCGCGGAGCCGGAACGGCGTGTGCAGGGTGATCGAACCGATGATTCGGCTGCCGTCGGCGTTCCGGTGCAGGATGTCGCCCTTGTCGCTCGTCACGACCGCGGAGAACGTCGTCGACGCGGGCGTGTTGTGCGCGCGCCCTTTCTCGTCCGTGACCTGCGTCATGCGGTTGCAGATCAGCCCCATGTCGATGAAGTCGGGATCGAGCAGGACGTCGGTGACGTCGAGGAACGCCATGCGAAACTCCAATGCAAAAGGGCCGCGCGAGGCGGCCCTTGGGGTCAGGGAAGCAGGGCGCTACTTCTTGCGGACCACGTACGTGATCGAGTTGCGGTACTGGGCGGTATCGACCAGCGTGTTCTCGCGCGTGACGCCACGGCGCCGGCGCGCGGCCAGCGTAGAGTCGGCAAGTTTGGGTTGGATGTTGCTGTTGATCTTCGCGCGCACCGAGTTCTGTGTGACGAGGCCGGCGCGGTTCAGGCTTCGGTCGACCTTCTCAAGGTCGCCGTCGAGCGCTGCCTCGACGCCCTTCTGCAGGTGTGGCTCGAACTTCGGCCGCGCGTCCTGCACGCCGGGCACCAGGTGCGGGCGCGCCGGTATGTTGTTCGCCGGCGAGCCGTTCTCCAGGATGTAGCCGATCTCGGCGTTGCTGAGCGGCTCGCCCTGGTCCTTGCGGCCTGCGGTGCTGTCGGGCACGCCGACGAGCACCTCTTTCTGCACAAGTCCGCTGATCGACTTCAGGATCTCGTCGAGGCGGTCGACTGTCATGCCCATGGGCTTCTCCCGATGGGCATCGGCGGCGTTACAGCTGCATGCCGCCCGCGCCCATCATCTGCGCGAGGCTGAGATACCGGACGCCGTACATCGTGCCGTTCCAGAATCCGCCATCCTTGATCGCGACGGCTGCGGTGTCGTAGCTGGCGCTGACCTTGTCGACAGACTTCGACGACTGTGGCCCGGTCACCTGCCCGGGCACACCGCCGATCGCCGCCGTCTTCTGATCCTTGGCAGCCAGCGCGAGGTGGTGTGCGGTGACCAGCGCGACGCCCAGGTCAGTCAGCTCGCCCCAGCGCTCGGCGTTGACGAGCGAGACCGCCACGGTCAGCCAGAACTGCACGAGCGGGTCGGAATACGTCGTTGCGTCGAACTCAGGGAACGACTGTCTGAACTGGGATACGTCCACGGGTCACCTCATCGAATGGTCGGGTGCCCGGCGCGCCGCCGGGAGGCCATTATGCCTTCTTCCCGCTGCCGGACTTCTGCGTCGCGCCGTCGGCTGCGCCGTCCTTCGCGGCCGCCGCGGCATCCTTCTGGGCTGCCTCGAAGGCCGCGACCCGCGCGGCGAGATCCTGCTCGCTCGCCGCAACCGCAGCTTCACGCGTGTCGAGCGCCGCTGCGCGGTCATCCAGGCCCTTGCCGAACGTATCGAGCTCGGTGCGCAGCTTTTCCAGTCGATCCGACTCGGCCTGGAGATCCGCCTTGGCCGCTGTGACTGCAGCAGCCTGGGCCGCCGCGTCGTCCGCCGGGCCGGTGGACTCGCCGGCTTTCTCCGGTAGCGGCCCGGTATGCGCTTTCGCGTACCAGTGCTCGGCGATGAAGTCCTCGACCTCCTGCACGCCGACCTCGACGCGGCGGACGACCTCCTCGCCCTCGTGGAGAAGTCGGATCGTGAATGCCGTCAGAACGTTGATCTTCGCCATGTCAGATCCCGTCTCGGTAAGCGGCCGTCGTGCCGTAGCGCCATTCGACGCGGCCGATACGCGACCAGTAGGTCGTGATCTGGAACAGCGAGCGGTACTCGAGCGGCGTGCGCTGCAGGTCCGTCATCGGAAACTGGACGTACTTCTTGTCGCTGTTGTACGCGACCATCCGGTCCACGGTGCCGAGCTGGCCCTGCGTGCCTCCGGCGCCCGCGCCGATCAGCCACTTCAGCTCGAGGATTTCCAGCGGCGTGCCCTGCTGCGTGCAGATGTTGTTCTCCAGCAGGTACGTCAGGACCGACTTGCTGCCGGCCGTGCTGATGAGGCGCGCTGCAATGCCGCCGAGCGTGGCCGGAGGCAGCATCAGACGGTTCGGCTTCACCTTCCAGCCGGATGCTTGCCAGGCCGACGTCAGGATCTCGTTGACGTCCTTGAGGATCTCGTCCGGCGTCTTCGTGTTCCACTGCGGCGTGCCGGCCGCGCCGTTCGCGACGTTCGAAACGCTACCGACAGCACCGGTCGAGTTCACCAGACCGGTGAAGCTCATCTGCGGATCGCCGTAGTAGACGATCTGGTCGAGGTCCATGTTGCGCTTCATGTTCATCGCCTCGACCTTCTGCGAGTCGATGGGCATGCCGAGCGCTTGCGACTTGATCAGCTCGGGCACCGTGTACTTGACTTCGGCACCCCAGAGCAGCATCGGCTGCGCGGTCTTGCCGATGTCGACCGACGGGCCCGCGAGCGCATTGCCCTCGTTCGAGATCCAGTTCAGGCCGTTCGGATTGATACCGCCGCTCATCCCGAACGCCGAGTTCGTGAACGACGCGACTTCGTCGGCCGCCGACACGTCGCTGCGAATGTAGATGTCGCGCGACCAGGTGTACTCGACGAGCGGCTCGTTCAGCGTCTGGTCGAGGCGTTCCAGCTGGCCGACGAGGAACGCGCCGGTCGAGTCGATCGTGGCGCGGTCGTAGGTGTATTGCTGGTCCTGCGTGCGCGCGCGGATCAGTCGGCGCGTCGCGTCCGCGACGGCCGCCGACATCGGGATCGACGCCCCGGCCCGGCGCAGGTGCTTCAGTTCGGACATGTCCATGTAATGGCTCCAGAAATGCAAAAGCCCCGCGGTTGCGGGGCTTCGGGTGAAGCGCTGTTCAGCGCCGGATCAGATGTTGACGGCGATTTCGGCGACGCCGTACGAGTCGGCCGGCCCGGTGAAATACCAGTTCGACGGCATCGCGACGGTGTTCGTGCCGTCGGCCGCCGCCTCGAAACCACCGAGCGGCTTGCCAGCGGCTGCCGCAGCGACACGCACGTACACCGTGCCGTTCTTCGTGGCCGGCGCGGTACCGCCAAGCGCGGCGTTGAAGTAACCGCGCTTGAGGATGTCGGTCGGGCCGCTGGTCGGCGGCGTCGACGTACCGAGCGAATCCGTGCCGTTGCCCTGGATCGGGTACGCGCGCAGGTTCACGCCGTAGACACTCGCCGCGGTGTCGGCCGCGTTGTTGATCGGCTGGATCTTGCCGTTCACCATCTTCACGGGAACGCCGAACGCCGCCGGCGGTGCGGCCGGATCGATCAGTTGCGTCTCGATCGTGGCGACTTCGGCGCGCTGGAGATCGCCGGCGAAGCCCGCCGGCATGCGGAATTGATAGGCTTGATACGAGGGCATGTCGGCTCCTTACTTGCGGTTCTTCCAGAATTCCGCGTGGACTTCGTTGATGTCTTTCCGCGCAGCCTGAGCGGAGTCGCTCGTCCGGCGCTGCAGCACGCCAGAGTTCTTGCCGCGCACCAGTTCGGAAGCCGCGTTGAAGAACGCCTTAACCGCGTTGCACGGCATGCTCGAGATGTCAGCGCCGCCAGTCACGGCCTTGACCGCCTCGCCGTTCTCGTTGTCCATCGCAGCGAGCAGCGCACGACGGCGCAGGACGCAGATCGCGTCGACCGTCTTCTTGCGCGCGACCTTCGCGTCGAACGTCGGCAGACGGACGCCCGGGGCGAGAATCTCGGCGCGCGAGAGCGCGTCCTGGAACTCGTCGCGCAGCGCCGTGCTGTCGCCGGTTTTCGCCCCTCCCTTGCCGTCGTCGCCGCCGGCACCTGTGCCGTCGTTGTCGGTCGTCCCGGTTCCTTCGCCGAGGTCGTCGTCATCGTCGCCCGTCGGCGTACCGCCGCCCTCGAGCTTCGTCACGCGCTCGGCGAGCGCATCGATCTTGCCGTTGGTCGCTTGGACCGCATCGAGCACCTGCTTGAGCGGATCGCTTTCGCCACCGCCCGCGCCTTCGTCGCCGGTTGCCGCGGCGCCGGGTTTCGGATCGCCGGCCGCGCCGGGCATGTGGATGTGAATCTGGGGCTGGCTGTTGCCGCCTTCGCCCTCGCCTTCGTCGCCCGTCATCTCGTTCGCGACCTTCTCGAACGTGTCCGAGTCGCGCGTCATGAACGCCTTACGCAGCTTCTCGAGCAGCGTCGACTGCTTCTTGTTTGCCATGCTGGAATCTCCTGTCGGGAGTAGGTTGGAAGCGCTATCCCCGATGGAACACACGGGGCCGCAGCGGGCGTTTTTCACGAGGGCGACGTGGTTGCCCACGATCACCACCTGTCGCGCCCGCCCAGGCGCAATCTGCTCGTAATCGGCGTCGTAGCCGTTGCTGACCTGATCGAGCGCGTCGGGTCCGTCGCTTTGCACGCGGCGGATCGCCTCGGCATCGGTGATCAGCAGGTCGGCGAGCATCAGCTCGGACTGCGCGCCCTCACCGCGCCGCACATTGCGGACAGTTCCTCGCGCGACCGACATGTAGTTCGCGGGCGTGACGAAATCCGGCGGGTGATCGATCGTGATCGGCTTGCCCTCGAAGCTGGCGAGCGTCTCGGGGCTGAACAGCACGTCGGCCGTGCGTTCGGCGACGATCACGCCGTCCTTTGCCTCGAGCTCGGGAAGCTCGAAATACGCGTAGTCCTGCGAGCCGACGCGCGCGATCGGCACCTCCTCGCAGAGCAGGAAGCCTTCGGGCGTCAGCGAGCGACGCGTGCCGATCTTCTCCGCGGTGAACATGCCGGATGCGGTCACGCCGTCGCGGGTATGCGCGCGAGCGCGCGTCGCGTGCGAACCGCAGGTGCACGCGTGGTCGATGGTGTAAATGCGCATGTCAGCCTTCAAGACTGGTTCGGATGCCGCGCGCGACGACGCGGCGGATTCGCTCGCAATCGGGCACGGCTCGCGTGAGCCGGCACCATACGATCAGGGACCGGATGTACAGCGGCAGCCACCACGCGGTGCGCACGCGGAACGTGAATTCGCGGCTCGCCATGGTCAGTTGCCACCCCAGACGATGCCCATCAGGCGATGGCGCCTCCCGGCGCGGACGTAAATGCACCGCCCGAAGATCTGCAGGTGCGCGAGATCGCCGTGCCGCCTGTATGTCAGAAGCCCGGGAATTCGGAGAATGCGAGGGGTCATGTCAGTCCTTGGGGAAAACCACTTCCGGAAAGCACCGGCATCCGTAGATACAGCCAGCGTGGGCACGGCGCCCGGTGCGCCGATCAGCGATGGGCGGGTTGTCCCACGTGATGAATTGGCCCTCGAGGATGCGATGGTCCTCGCGGACATCGGAATCGCCCGAGGTGCGCCAGAAATACCCCGGGCTGCCGACGTGCAGCGCGCGGGCCTCGGTGAGCGACGTCGCGGCGCGCGATACCTCGGTTCGCGCGATCAGGTCGGCGCGGCTCTTCGCGACCTGGCCAGACTCCTGAATCGCCTTCGAGATCTGCGCCGCACGCGTGCTGTCGACCATCCCCTCGATGGTCAGCCGGTGCACGCGCTCCGCGGCCTCCAGCGGGATCGACTTGATCAGCGTCACCTGCTCAGCCATCAGCGCGCGCAGCGTCTCGCCGGTTGCCGCGTTTTGGATCTCGTCGCGCAGCGCGCGCGACATGTCAGCTGCCTGCTGCATCCACGCCTGCTCGTCGCGCCGGTTCAGGTCCGCGAGCATCCGCGCCGCGGTCGCCTCGGCCCACGGTGCGAGCGCCTCGGCGTAGCGCCGCAGCAGCTCTTCGATCGTCGGCGCCCACTGCGGATCACCCTGCGGGAAACCGTTCACCAGCACACCGACCTGCTCGGCGATCTTTCGCAGCTGAAGGCTGTACTGACGCTCGGGCCCGCTCAGGCGCACCGGGTTCTTGCGCCGGCCGCGCTTTCGATCGAGGGTGAGGATCATCGATCGAGTGGCTTCACAAGCGGCTCGCGATGTAGCGATTCAATCTCGTTCGCGTAGACCCATTCGGTGCGCCGGCAACCATCCGCCCAGAAGCAGACGCGATATTGGATGCCGTCGAAGCTGTCCATGACGGCGTCGATGCGGGCACGGATGCCAGCCTCGACGATGTTCACGGTTTGCCCCAGATGGAAGCCGAAGTCACGTTTCGACATTTTCCTGCCTGCAATGGTGTAGATCCCCGATTCACCGAAGTCGGAACAGCCTGCGGATCAGGGAATCGTTCGTGCGCGCGCCAGCGGCCGCGGGCGGCATGGTCGGAAGAGCTGTATCGATCGGCGGCGGCTCGTCGCCCTGCTCGTCGCGTTCGGCCTGCTCGATCGCCTTGTCGGAGATGTCGCCGAACATGCCGGTATCGGGTGACGATGCCTTCAGCTCGCGCATGCCCTGGCTGCGAGGAATCAGGTCTGCGTCAACCGCCTTCGTCACCGAGTCGACCGTCTTGTTGCCGATCTCCGCCTTCTCGGCCGCCGACATCTCCTGCAGCGGGCGGAACTCGTACGCGAAATCCTCGGGCAGCGGCTGGCCGATCTCGGACCGACACATGACGTCGAGCAGGCCGTGCAGCGGATTGCGCAGCCGGCGCTCCTGCCGTGTGTGAACCTTCTCGTGGTACAGCAGCCGCGAGCCTTCTCCGGTATCGCTCAGTCCGGCCGGCTGTTGGCCGAACAGGCGATCGAGCGGGATGCCAGTCGCGCCGCTCAGCTGCATCGCGAACTGGAGCATCACGTCCGACAGCCCGCTGAACGCGTATTGGTGCGTCTCGAACTTATCGGCCGCGTCGACGAGCGTGAGCCCTTCGTTCGACTGCCCGAGCCGCATCATCTCGACCTGCTTCAGCAGCCCAGCGAGCGCCGGGCCGCCGGCCGCGATGATCTCGCGCAGCTTCTCGACGCTGAGCGTGCGCAGGTGCGCTTTGTAGACGAGCTGTCCGGCGCCGACCGTTGCGCTGTCGAACGCGACGAGCCGGTCCCACATCGGCTCAAGAATCGACAGGCCCCAGCCGTTCTCGCTGATCCGCTGGTAGAACGGCAGCGCTTCGCCGTCCATGCGCAGCACGCGCGAATGGTGGATGCGCCCCTGCGGCAGCTCGATCGTCGACGGCAGCACGTCGTAGTACTTCGGCATGCCGAGGTCCGGGCCAAACTCGGTGACGACCTCGCCGACCGGCGGCGCAACCATCCAGCGGTCGAGCACGAGCAGGCCCTTGAACTGGCCTCGCCCGATGGTCTCGCGCCGAAGCCGCTGCGACATGTCCTGGCCGTCGATCAGCATCACGGCGATCGCACCGCCGTACAGCTGGGCCCACTTCCCGGTGTCGCAGAGCTGATCCCAGATCGCCTTGCGCGTGAGCGCCGTCTCCATCTTCGACACGTCGGTCGGATCGAGCCCGGACATCTCAATGCCCTTACGCGTCATGTCCTCGGGGATCGCGTCCACCGCGGCGCGCACGATCCACGAACCGCGATAGGCGGCCTCCAGCCAGACGCGGTTCCGGCTCTGGTACGTCAGCGTGTACTGCGACGCCGACGCCTGGTTGTCGGCGCCCCAGCCGAGCCGTGCCTGGAAGTTGGCAAACGAGTCAGTCGTGCGATGCGCGTGCGGCGTCGCGGCTGCGCGCGCGGGCCGTACCTGCTGTTTCTTTCGCGACATTCTGGGAAATCCTGTCGTGCTTAAGTGCCGAGCCGCTCCCAGACCGACAGGTCCTTCGCGCCTCCCAGCATGTCGTTGATCGCGTCGACCATCGGATCGATCTGGTCGTCGTGCATGTGCGTGTCGTCGGCCGTGAACGAGTCGCACTCGGCCAAGAAATCGCTGACCCAGGGCGCGTCGAGCGGGACGCCGACGTTACCGACGTCGATGTGGCTGACGACGTCCATCACGCGCGTCAGCTTGTCCTTCACGCGCTCGATGCCCTCGATTGGGATGCCGCCTTCGGCCTGGATGTCCTGAATCAGCCCGGTGCCGCTGGACTTGTCCTCGACCTTCATCTGGCGAAGCGCCGGCGCGCCCGGATCGTCGGCGCCGATCGCCGCGTGCTTGTTCCAGAAGTCGATCGCACGCTGCTTGAGCTCCGGTGCCTTCCACTTCCCGCGGATGAGGTCGATCAGGTACACCCGGTTGTCGTAGCCGAGGCCCCAGCACTCGAACACGCTGTAGTCGTTGCGCTCGGCCGTCTTCTGCGCGGTGTCGGCGAAGATCTTCCGGTACTGCAGCTGCGGCAGCGCGCCGTAGCGCAGGAACTTGCCGCTCTGGATGATCCCGCCGCCCAGCGGCGACGGCCGCTGCATGTACTGGCCGTTGAAGACGTACGGGTCGGCCTTTTCGGACGCCAGCAAGTCGTGCAGCGGCTCCTTGTACGGCCAGTAGCTGAACCGGCCGTCGTCGTCGCGCTCCGAGCACTCCACGCGCTCGCGCACGTGCGCCGGCAGCTTCGCGACGTACTCGTCGGTGATCAGCGCCGGGATCTCGATAAACTCCCACTCGCCGGGCAGCTTGCCGGACTTGATGAACCCGGTCGGGTCCTCTTCGGCGAGCCGCTGCATGATCACGATGATCGGCGTGTCCGGATTCGCCTTCCGGCTCTTCACGGTCGACAGCAGCTTGCGGTTCGCCTTGTTGCGGTTCGTCTTGCTGTACGCGTCCTCGACTTTCAACGGGTCGTCGATGACGATCGCGCCCTGCCAGCCGTCCGCCATGTGGCCGGCCCGGAAGCCGGTGATCTGGCCGCCCAGCGACACCGCGTAGACGCCGCCGGCCTTCTTCCCGTCGACCAGTACGTTCCAGCGCTTCTTCGACTTCGCGTCGTCCGCGATCTCCAGAGGCCAGAGCGCCTGGTATTCGGCGGACGCGACAATGTCGCGCGCCGCCTCGCTGTTCAGCAGCGCTAGGTCGTCCGAGTACGAGATGTGCAGGAAGCGCGCGCGCGGGTTCAGCGCGAGCCCGCGCGCGATCAGGTTGATCGCGACGAGCTCGGTTTTCGACGAGCCCGGCGGCACGTTGATGACGACGTTCTTCAGCGTGCCATCGATCACGCGCTGCACCGCGTCCGCGATCAGCACGTGGTGCCAGTTGACCCGGAACTTGATCGCCTGCCGGTGCTTGAAGAAGTACCGGCTGAAGAACAGGTGGTCGCGCTCGCACTTCGCCTTCAGGACGGCCCGCTCGATGGCGGGGTCAATACTCGTCTTCGAGTTTGGCGACGGCGGCTGCGACCTGCTGTTCATCGACGACGACCGTCCTATTCACGATTGGGCCGCCGTCCTCCCCGGTATGCTCGAGGCGACGCCGATTCGTGAACGCGTCGCCGGCTTCCTTCGCCGCCTGTTCGAGCAGCTGCGCCATCAACGGCAGGTTGCCGCGCTGCTCGGCGATGCCGACGGCACGATCGAGCGCGCGCAGGCGCACCGCGCGGTGCGAAACGCCGATGCGCGAGGTGTCCTTCAGAAACTCTTCGCGCGTCCGCCCGAAGATCTCGCGGTACTTCTTGCTGAGCGTCGAGCCGGCGCGCTTCGTCGGGTCGTAGCGCTCGCACTGCTGCGGCGACACCTCGACGCCAAATTCCTCGCGCACTGCCTTCGCGACGCGCGAGATCGTGTCGAAGCACGCGAGCGACTGCACGATGTACACCTTGATCGCGTCGGGAAGTGCTGCCATAGCGAGAAAACATCCGGGTTATGCGGCCCGCAAGATGCAGGTGCCGCAGGCGCGTGCGATGTCGGCGTGGCCGACTTCAGGCGCGCGGCGAGCGGCGTCGACCAGCTTCGCGGTATCGCCGGCGCCCCCACCGACGCCATAGCGCCGGACGATGCCGACGAACTCCTCGACGTCGTGCCCGCGGATGCCGAGCTTCGGCAGGCCGCCCTTGGTGAACGCCGGCGCGCCGAACTCGTCGAGGCGCTGGCCGATGTGGTACAGCTCGTGCTCGACCAGCGCGCACCACTGCAGGTCGTTGCACTCACGCGCGTAGTGCGCGTCGAGCGTGATCAGGAAGGCCGGCACGCGGCCAAACCACTCGCAGAGCTGCTGCTCCTGCCGAGCGCGCTGCCAGCCGCCGGCGCGGATCATCACCTCTTCGCACTGGCCAACGACGCGCCGCATCTGGCGGACGTTCTCGACGGTCGCCCAGAGATAGGCGACGTCGGCGTCGACCAGGTGCGCATGGTCAGGGTTGTGCAGCGGCGCGCCTTCGCGCAGGAGAGTCTCATTCACCCACTCGGCGACGCCGTCGGCCGGCACCATGCGGCGGATCCAGTTCGAATCATCGAAGAGCAAGTCCGGGGGTGCCGGCCGCGGTGCAGCGCCATCGGCAACAGGCTTTGGCGGCTTCGGCATGGCGGTGAGGGCGGAAACGAAAAAGCCCGCTGGCTTGTCGGCTCAGCGGGCTTGGAACAGCTCGAAGGTTCTCAGAACTGGCCTAAGTTTATGGTCGGAAGATGGCGACCGGTGACGACGATACCAGGACCACCAAACGGCGAAGGCCCAGTAAGCGAGAATCCGCCCGGCTGAACTTGTCCGGTCAAATTCAACGAGAACTGACCACCCGGTGTCCCGAAGACTGAAACCGCATTCGGCGCATGTGCCGAAATCGTCAGCCGCGCAGTAACCTGCGTCCCGACGACATCGTAAGTGCCCTCGTAGCGATACTGGTCGTCGCCCCCGGTGATGACGCCATCGTCCAGCTTCACGCGGCCACCCACCCCAGGCAGCGATGCGCCGAAGTCGACTTTGTAATGTCCGTTCTGAAGCATCTGATCTCCTTTCGCGGTCCCACCCGCACGAAGATCTTACCGGAAACGGACGCCAGAAACGCCGAAGCCCGCTTTCGCGGGCTTCGTTGCTTCGGACGCACCTATGACGTGTATCGAATATTGCGGATTATTGTGTGCGAAACACACATTGTCAAGCGGTTGTGCGCTCCACCAGCAATCCGAGCTCGCTGAACCGTCGCTCGATCACCGACCACGCGAGCCCCTCGACGCCCGCCTCGCCGGTCTTCTTATCGCCCTCGATCCATTTCCGCACCGCGGAATTCTGCTTGCTGACCGTGTTCACGTGCGCGTCGCAGTCCTGGGCGATTTCGACCAGGTCGCACTTCACCCCGAACAGCCGCTCGATGATCGCGCGCCGCACGCGGAAGTGCGAAAAGCCCGAGCAGTAGGCGGCGGATGCCTGCGTCAGCCACCCGATTGCCGCCTTCCACTCGAGGTTCGGCGTCCGACCGCTGCAACATGCCGCGCCGCATGAGCACGGCAGGTCGTGCGGCGCGGCACGCGCGACGATCACGGACAGGTGCAACTCGGGCAGCTCCCAGAGGTGCCGGCGGATCTGCCCGGCCTGGCCGGCGCCGTCGAGCCCGACCAGACCCATGCCCGTGCCGATCGACTCACCACGCAGCCGCTTCGCCAGCATCGTCTCGCCGTACTGCTGCGACGAGTAGCAGAGCGCGAACCGCACGGCGTCGAAGGCGGACTTGAACTCGACGTCGTCGCTCATCGTGCACCCCGCGTCGTCATCGCCAGCGCCTGGCGCGTGTTGAGCTCGGCCATGTAGCCGGACAGGTTGCTCGTGAAGTCCGGCCGGATGCGCGTGTCGACGTGCGTCCCGGGCGAGCGGCTCGTGCCCGCGAGCGAGTACATCCGACCGCGGTTCTCCGAATGGCAGTCGAGGCGCGCGAGCGCGACGTCGAGCGACAGCAGCTGGCGCACCGACGAAACCGGATGCTTCAAACGACGGGCGAGGTCATGCGCCGAGTACCGGATGCCGGGCTTCATGGCCGCGATGATCGCGTTGATGGTGAGTTTTCCGTTTGCTTTCAAGGCCCCGCTCCTTATGCTGACTTCAAATTCAATTCGATCGCCTCGATGCGCACGCCCGGCACGCGCGCGTAGCGCTTCGAGATCCAGAGGTCGACCACCTGGCCGTCGTCGGCGTAGACGACCCCGTTCATGCCGTCCTTCAACGCCGGGGCAACGTTGTTGACCGCGCCCCTATCCCATTCGATGCTCATTCCACAACCTCCGAATGCCGTTTGCGTCAACTTCCTAGGCCCGCTGCAAATTCAATTCGATAACCTCGACTCGCACTCCAGGGGTGCGGGTGTAGCGCTTTGACACCCACCCATCGACGATTTGAGCGTCATCGACGTACACGATCCCGTTCAGGCCGTCTTCGATGGATTTCGCGACGTTCGACCAGTCCGGCTTCTTCGTCGCGCCGATCGCGCCGGCGGCTGCCGCGTCCTGGCGCTTCTGCGACCAGCTCGCCGGGATCGGAAGGCCGATGTTCACGATCAGGCGCACCGGGCCCTCGTACGGCTGCGTATCGCGCATCGCCGCGCGTGCGGCCATCTTCACGAGGTTCTCGTAGCGCTCGGTCGCCTCGGGCGTGAACGTGCGGACGTGCGCACCGTGGCGCGCGAAGCGTGGTCGCCCCTTCGCAACCGGCTTGCCGGGCACGACGAACTCGACGCGGCGCGCGACAGGTGATTCCGTGATGAAGGTTTGCTGGGTCATACCCACCACCCTTGCCCGTGCCCGGGGCGAACCGAAGCCTGCCAGCGCAGGTCCGCGGCCGCGCGCGGGCTCATGACGATCGTGTGACCGCCGACGATGTACGACATATCGGCCGTGCCGAAGAAGTCGCGCATCCACTGGTTCAGGTCGCTCACGAACTCGGCGGGCATCAGCTCGGCGAATCGCGACGAAACCGTCATGCGCGGAACGTCAGCGCATAGCGGCGACTCGATCACATCCATTCCCATGACCCTCATGCCGTCACCTCGTCGCTCACGTCATCGGTCACCGGCACGCCGCTGATCGGACGCAGATTGCAGTCGTGGATCTGACCTTCGGTGCACCACGTACCCCGCATGGAACGCATCGGCAAGCGGTGCTTCACGTTCCAATACGCGCCCCACGCGTCGAAGCCGCCGAGGCTCTGCACTTCGACGATCACGTCGTTGTTTTCTGGCATGACCATGCCAGTCGTGACCGCCAGATCACCCGGTTTGCAGTTCATCTCCCCTCCCCCAGCAGTGCGCCAGCCGCGACCGGGCCGACGGAGTTGCGAAACGCGCGGTTGTGGTCGTCCCACCACGGGCCTTCGCCCGCGGCGCGGAACACGCGCAGCTTGAATTCGAATGCGTGCTCGTCGGTGCCTTGCTCGTGGCCGAGCTGGCGCCCACGCTCAACGATGCCGGCCCACGAGCGCCACCAGTCGCCCGCGACGCGGGGCACGCCGCCAGCGTTCGAGGAGCGCGCGGCGATGGCGTCGCTGAGAATCCGGTCGAGGAAGCCGACGTTGATCGGCTGCGTCGAGCCGTCCTTCGCGCGCCGCTGGCGCGCCGTGGCGACGGCGGTCAGCACGTCCTCGCGCGTTGCGCCGCGCAGCGGCCAGCTGGCGACGCACTCGTCGCTCGCGGCAACGCTCACGCCCGATGTGCGCAGGATCTCGACGAAAGCGGCGGCGGCGTTTTGCGCATCCTCCGCTACTGCCTGTGCTGTGCCGCCGCCGCTATGGTTTACATATTGGTTATTGGTTCTTGGTTCTTGGTTAGTTTTAGAACCGGTTATGTCTGGGGGGGCACTGGCAACCGGATCGGAACCCGACGAAAACCCACTGGGTTTTTCTTGGGTTTCAGCTGGGTTCTGTTTGGTACCCGACTCGCTAGCCGTCCGCTTTTTCGGCCGGCCGCCCTTTTTCCCGTTCTCCTGGGCGGTTTCGGCGCGCAAACGGTAGGCCGCGATCTCGATTTCGCATCGTTCGTGGACATATCCGGCGTCCGTCTGCGTGAACTTGAAACGCAACAGGTTCGCCACGGCGCGGCGCTCTTCCTCGGCGCTCACGCCCACGGCGTAGCACACCGCGTCCAGGTCCAGCGGGAGGGGTTTCTCGGTGTCGTAGTAGACGTCGATCAGGTCGCGATAGATCCAGCGCTCGACACGGCTCATGTTGACCGTGCCGGACCGGAAATCGCCGATGTGGTGGGGGTAGTAATTCATCAGGATCCCCGAGCTACGGTGAGAGGATTCGGGAGGCCGTTCATCGTGCTTCCCACAGATGCTTTTGCCCGCGCAGGTGCGCCGCGGTGTCGATGCGCGGCCGCGCGGGCGTGTTCCAGTTACCGCCGCCGCGCGCGCCGACGAGTCGCCAGCCGGCGCCGCGCAGGCTCGCGCCGCCCTCGCCGGGCAGCGTGTAGGTGATCAGGCGCAGATAGCCGAGCGCGCGGGCCGCGCGCCACGCCGCGCCGTACAGCGCTGAGCAGGCGTTCCTCGTGCCGTCAGTGCAGCATCGCGTCACCTCGAGCGTCAGGCCGTCGTCGTTTCCGCGGGCTACCGGTCGGCCGACGATGGCGACGCCGCAGACCTGCGGGTCCTGCGCCACGATGGAATCGAGTGAAAGCTGATCGACGACTGCAATGCTGAACTTGTGCCCGGCGACGGGCCGGTGATGTCGATGGTGAGTGGCGACGTAGGCGTTTGCCTCCTCGAGCGAGATCGGGGAAATGATCATGCTCACGCTGCAGTCCTCCCCGCGATCGCTGGCACCTCGGCGCGCGCGAGCTCAAGCGCGCGGGACACGCTGTCGATCGTGCGCGACAAGCGCGCGATCTCCCGCGATTCGGACAGGCGGTCCGCGGCGTCGCGCGCGGCCCTGATGATTTCGCTCACCGACGCGACCGGCAGAAGGCCGAGTGCCGCAGCGAGCTCGCTGCGCGCTTCGTCGAGCCGCGCGGCGTCGCGCTCGGCGCGCTCGCGCGCGTGCTGCATGTGTTCGCGATACTCCCGATCGGCGTCGGCGGCGGCCGTCTCCAGATTGCTGGTCGCGCGCTCGTACCGCACCCGCGCGAGATCACGATCGCGGATCAGCTTCGCGACATCGGCACCCACACGCCGCTCGACCTCCAGCGTCACGGCATACTCGGCGCGCCGATGCGCGGAGACGCGCTCGCGCTCCCGCTCCATGCCATCGATCAACAGCTTGATCCACGCGTCGCGCGGCAGGCTGTCGATCGGCCGCAGTGTCGGCGCCTTCAGCGTGCGCCAGCCGTCGTCGGCCCGCGCGAGCAGGCCGCAGCCGTCCGGCACGTCGGCCTTGCCGATCAGGCCGGCCGGCACCGCAAACGTCACACCGGAGGCGTATCGCAAGTAGCTCTGCCACTTCCCAGCCGAGACGTCGCGGCGGAAGTCGGCGAGGGACACCTTGATCTCGTAAGCGAGCGGCGTGAAGCGCGAGAAGCTGAGCGGCACCGCGTAGACGTCGGGCCGCGGCGAGCCCGCCGGGCCGAGCTGCATGTTCGTCCAGACAATGCGCTGCGTGCGCTCGCGCACGTATGCGGCCAGGTCTTCCTGCAGAGCGTCGTGGGTCCAGTTCATGCGAATTCTCCCTCGGCGAACAGGCGAGGCTGGACAGCGCCGTTGGCATAGACCACGTCAAGCACAACGTCACCGGTCGGCTCGTCGCCATCCCAGCCTTGCGGCCAGGTCTGCGCGGCGATCAACTCGTGGATCCGCGCCTCTTCCTCGGCGTCAATCAGGTCGATCAGCGGTCGCCCGGTCACGCGCGCGACACGATTGCATTCAGCCTGGATCGACAGGATCCGGTCGAGCGCCATCAGCCGCGCGTCGAACGTCAGCGGCCCGAGGCGCTGCGGATTCTTCGCGACGCCACCGCCCTTCAGCTTCTCGAGCCCCGGCTTGCGCAGGCGGTACTGCGGCTCGCGCAGCTCACGCCAAAGCGGCTTGATGCCGCGAAGCGGCGCGAGATAGGCCCATTGCGGCGTCGCGAGAACCGTCTCGAGCGCCTTCTCCTCCTGGGCCAGCGCGCACCCAACGCAACCGGTGCGGGCGTTGATCTCTTCGGCCTCGTTGCCGCCGTATGCATCCGCGATCGCCGTCGTCGACCAATCGCCGAACTCGGCCTGCGGCGCCCAGTGGCGCAGCCATTCCCACACGTGGCACACGCGCCAATGCAACAGCGGCGCCAGCGTCGCGACGCGGCCGTGCAGCCCGCGCGCGTTCGGCAGGACCTGCTGATACCAGCCCTGTCCGCATTCGGCGCCGTCTTTACCGCAACTCATCTCGATCCGGCGGTCGCGAATCGCGCTTTCGCCCTGCCGCACGCCAGTGATCATCAGGATCGTGCCGTCGACGCCGTCGAGCCGCTGGCGAATCGCCTCCTCCATCGGATCGATCTTGATCTGGCGCGTGCACCAGCGCAGCGTGTTGTTGTTCGGCGGCGGCACGCCGCGGCCGAGGATGTAGACCATGAACCGCTTGTCGAGCGGCGCACGCACGACCTCGACGCAGATGCCGCGCTCGCGCAACTCGTCCATGATGTGCAGCGCCGAGATCGCGAGCGGCGGCAGTTCCTGCCTGGTGTCCGCGTAGAAGACGGTCAACGTCTTCGGCGCGGCAATCTTGCCGCTGTCGATCAGCCAGCAGATCATCGTGAGCGTCGCTGTGCTGTCCTTGCCACCGGACCATGCGATGCCCCAGTGCGCGTGCTCCGGCCCGTAGGCCTGCATCGACTGGATCGTCAGCTCGATCGATTCAGTCATCTGCAGGCGTTGCGCTCCGGCCGCCAGAAAGTCGGGTTGGTGGGCGTTCATGCCGCCTCCCGCGCGAGATCCGCCAGCGCGCCGCCGCTGCGCTCCCAGTCATAGAAGCCGAACGGGCGCACATAGTCGTTCGCTGCCGCCCAACCGCAGCCCCACTGCCGCGCGAATCGCGCGAGCGCGCCGCGGGCGAACGGGTTCTCGTGGAACGGAACGCCGGCGCGCGCGGCGCGCCAGCCTGCGCGGAGCGCCGCGCGTTCGAACAGGGTCAGCACTCGCAACCCTCCTTTATGTCGTCGATCGGCGCCGCCTCGGGCCGGACGCGCTCAAGCATCCAGAGCTGGTCCGGATGGAACGCGAGATAGTCCTGCGGTGGATCGCGGAAGATGAAAAGGTGCTTCTGCTCGACGACGCCGAGGTACAGCATGGGGCGGCCGAGCTTGCGGATGAAAGGCTTGCCGATGTCGCGCTGGCTGAGTGTCAACGTCATGCAGCCGCCTGACGCTGACCGAACGCCTGCTGCACGAACTCGCCGATCGCCTGCTGGCTGAGACGGCGGTACTCCTCGATCGCCTTGCGCTCCTCGATCGCGAGCCACTGTCGCGGGTAATCGCAGCCAGTGAACATGCAGAACAGGTGCAGTTTCGTGGCCGGAAACGGCCGGCGCCCGGCGACCAGGTCGGCGAAGTGCGGATAGTGGATCCCGCAGTTCCGCGCGAGCGTCTTGCGGTCGAATCGGCGCAGGCCCAGTTCGAGCGCGCGCTCGAGACACGCCTCGAACGTCATCGCTTCGATGTCCGGCTCCGGCAGCGTCGCGGCCTGCACCCACGGCGCGAACATCCTGAATTCGGTCTGCTTCATACGAAAAATCAATCGTTACCCAGTTGATTACCCACTTGCTTACCCAGTTGGGCCGGGCTCGAAATAAAGGCCAGGACGACGCCCGGCCGGCTCTCAGAAAATGCTGATGTTTTTCACTTCGCGCCCTTCTGCTTTCCGCACCGCTCGGCATGAAGAGCCATCAATCGACTTGCGATCGCATACGACACCCGTGTGCCTCGTGCGCCTCTGAGGAGTGCGGAAATCAAGGACTGCGAGCACGGCACGAGACCGGCTAGCTGCGATTGGGTGAGCCCCGAACCCAAGAGGTCGGAGACGGCTTTTTGGATGTCCATGCCCCAGTATCACATTTGTGTTTGTGATGGTCAACACAAATCGAATGGGGTGTTCTATTACGATTGTGATATGTACACGCTAGCCGACAGACTGAAATGGGCGCGATCCCGGGCGGGCCTATCCCAAGAGGAACTTGGGGAAAAAGCCGGGGTTTCCCAATCGACCATCGGGAACCTCGAAGCTGGAACCCGCAACAGCGCTCGACGGCTGCCGCAGATTGCGGCGGTGCTGGGCGTGAACGCGCTATGGCTCGCCGAAGGAGAAGGCGAACCGATGGCAAATGCCGAGTCGAGCGAAAGCTACGATGTGGCGATCGCGGCTGCAACCGATGCAGCACGCTCACTCATCAACGCCATTCTCAAGGCTGATAAGGCCGGCGAGCCGGCCCAGACGTTCACATTGATGCAGCGGATGCTTCCCGATCCTGACGAGCCATTTGACGTGGAGACTCCGCTCCCTTGATCGGGGTGAGGTTGCAATCGCGCATCAGTGCGCGCCTTCTGCTCATTACGACGCCCGTCACTGCCCCGGGCGCCTCAATTCCCGGCCCCTGAAGCTCCGTAAGCCAATCGTGAGGGCCTTCAAGGCAGCGCTCGACCACCCTTACCAGAAGTCCGATCCTCTCGACCACACCGCACCTGGTCACAATCGCCAGATCCCCCGGCTTACACCGCAGTTCGCTCGCCATCATCTCTCGATCCATTCCCACCCTCGTTCTACGTCGCCGCAAATACTGTATGCATGTACAGTAGTTTAGCCACAAATTCGGGACGCTTTCAACTGGTGTCAGCAGGCACTTAACGAATCCAGTCAGGCGACTATCGGAATCGCCCGCCTGTGGCTGTTACAAATTTGCGCCCGCGATAATCACATTCGTGTTGACTCCCCGAATCACGTATGTGATTATCCACCTCAACGCAGCACACAACGCGCTGCGCCACCGCCCAGGCGGATCGTTCTTTAACAACCGAAGGTAAGCCGGGACCGCGTAAGCGGAGCAACCGGCCGGCGCGATCTGCGTCGTGAGTCAGGACGGACGCTGCGGAAGACCGCAGCGGTATGCAAGACCCGAGTGAACCTGATGCAAGACAGCCAGCAACACGTGCCCGATGGCGTGGTAATCGGCACAAAACCTCGCGCGGCCCGGAGCCGGCATGGCCGGGAGTAGCCGGGCGCGCGAGTGAAGCAGTCTTGACCGGCGGCGGTTCGAACTCCCGAGGCGTCGCCGGTGAAGGCTGCATCGCAGATGCAATTTCGCTGTTCAAGACTTCAATTCCGTTAGCAATCCTACTTTCATGTGGAGGATGCGATGCACATTCCTCGAACCCATCACCACAACCTGCGCGTTCTCGCGGCACGCGTCGAGCAACGCGCCGACCAGCTGCAAGCCGCGGCCGACGACGCAGCGCTGGCGCGCGACGAGCGCAACGAAGCAATCGCCGAAGGCGTCACGTTCGACGTGCTGCCGTTTTCGACCGAGCAGATCGCTGTGCTTGACGCCGCGCTGCGCCGCGGGCGGATCGAGGATGTGTACGAGGTCTGGAACATCTGCAAGGACGCACTCGCCGCGGAAATCAAGAGGCGCATCGCCGACGCCGATCTCGCCGCCGCTGGCTCGCGCTTCCCGCGAACGTACTGCTCGCAATGCGGCCAGTGTTTCGGGCCAGGCAACGAAGGCTTCAGCCTATGCCGAGACCATTTCGCACGCCGTCCGCGCGCCGACTAACCGACGTCGCCCGTCACGCCGGGCAATCACATCACTGCATCAGCCAAGAGAGGCAGAAATGAATCGCAGACCGAATCCGCAGAAGGCCGTCGATGACTGGAATTCCCGCGTGAGCGTAGGAGCCACTGTCGAGTATTCCGAGGTGCGCGGCGATACGCCGAAGATTTTCACGACCCGCACCGCAGCCGAAGTCCTGAGCGGCCACACCGCAGTCGTGTGGCTGAACGGCAAGAGCGGATGCGTGGCGATCAGCCATTGCACTCCCATCTGATCTGCGGCGGCCAATCACACCACACACAGGGGGACGAGATGAGCTGCGGATACCAAGGATCGCACTTCGGCGCCCGGTACCAAGACGGCTGCTGCATCGATGGCTATCTGTGGGATCTGGATAGCTGCGACGAGCCCGGCGGCCCGCTTCACAACGGCGGCGACGAGCGGTGCCGAACTGCAACACGCACGAATACGTGCTCGGTTGCGACGATCTGCACCTGACCGGCAACGCCAAGCAACGACGCACGCAGGTCCGCGCAGCCATCCGTCGCGTCCGGTCGTGGGCCGCTGTTTGAGCAACCGCTCCCGCTACGGCGAGCAACAGGTCGAAATCCCCGGAGGAAGAGCCGTTCATGTCCGGGTGATCTGCGCGTGAGGCGCGCACTGACGAGACCGGCATTTCATCGAACAAAAACTCCGAGGGACCACATGGAAACGATCAACGACGGCGGACCGGCATTTCCGATCAACGACCATCAGCTCGTGCATCGAGTCGGTGCGGCAGCGGTTGACGGCGTCACGGATTCGGCTGAGCGCGACCGGATCTACACCGAGGCCACCGCGCGAGCGAGCGCCGGCATGGCGCTTCGCGACTACTTTGCGGCAAATGCGATCGCCGCCGTTCTCCGAACGCCGTGGTTTCTGCATACGTCCAGTCAGCGAGGTCCATCGGAGTATGCGCCGGAGCTCGCTGCGGAGTGCTACGCCATCGCCGACGCCATGCTTCGCGCGCGGGAGGCCTGACATGGAGCAGACCAGGCACACGACCGGCCAAGCATGGCTCCGACGCGCAATCGAGCTGGCGACCGCGCGAGCGACGGCCAGCTTCGAATACGGCGAGCTGGGTTCCGATTGCACCGCGACCGAGTCGGCGGACGCCCACGCGCGCACCCTCGCCGCCGATCTCGAGCTCGAAGCGCATCTTCGCTTCGCATCCGAGGCCTTCGACGCCCTCCACCTTGTCGCCTCGAAAACCGTGCTCACGTCGGGAATCCGCGCGATCGTCGACGCCGCGCTGGCGAAGGCCGGCGACCGCGCGCCGGAGCCCGTGCGGCACATCACCGTCGCAGGGGTGGATCGATGAGCGCGCGGAAGGAACCGCAAGGAACCTTCGACGGCGACGAACGCGTGCTGACCGAAGACGCTCAGGCCGATCGCGACGAATTCGACGCCGACTACCGCGATCGCGGTTGCTCGTGCTTCATCAGCCCGCCGTGCAGCTTCTGCACCCATCCGGGTAATCCACGCAACCAGGACGAGGACGAGTCCTGCTGGAAGGAGGTCTGATATGTCATCCCTCAAGTCCCCCGCCCAATGCGGCGATCTCGCCGAAAAGCTGATCGCCGATTATGTGCGCAACTGCGGCGCATACGGCAACCCTCAGGCACTCGCAAACGTGATCGAGATGTTGATCAGCAAAGCGGCGCTCGGCATCGCCATGGTCGGCAGCGAGACGATCGCTCAGCAGATCCTCGACCGGACGAAACACAACGTCGCGACGTACGCCGAGCGAAACCTGCGGAGGGGGCCTTGATGCGTGCCCTCTCCCTCCACCGGCCGACAGCCGACAACGCACTGTTGCGCGCTGCCGCGCGCGGCCCGCGCATGCGCTACGTGATCGAGGGTGCCGTCTGGGCTGCGGCCTACGGCGCCGCGGTCGGCGCGCTCTGGTTCGGCGCGCACCTCGCCGGGCCTTATCTCCGGAGCCTCGGATGAACACGCCCTTCGACTACCTCGGCGCGCTCCTCGAGCGAATCCACAAATGGAATCCCATAGCCGGATACCTTGTCGCGCTCGCGATCGCCGCAGTGTGCACGCTCGTGCTGGCGCGCCTGAACGCCGACGGCTCGGCTGTCGCCCCAATCGTCGCGAGGTCGGCATGAGCCGCTTCACTGATCACGCCGACCGCTTCGAGCGGCGGCATCCGCGCGCCGCACGCGTGCTCGTCGTCGCGATCCTCGTTGCGGTCGCGCTACTCGCTGTCGCCGTCGACAGCATCGCCAAGCACCACGGAATTCTGTAGGTCCGCCCGCCCATGCCGCCCCGCATCCAGCGAGGGCGCAGCCTCCGTCGCACATATCGAATTCCGGCGCTGCCGCGCGACGCGCTCGCACGCCGCCAGCGCGCATCCCCCATCGTCATCCCAGGAGCACCACGAGATGAAAACCATCGACACACAACCCGTCGAGTCGTCGCAGATACACAGCATCGGCTACGACGCCGAAACTGAAACGCTCGCGGTCCGCTTCAAGGGCCGCACCGGCGAGCCGACGTCGCTGTACCACTACTCGAAATTCGCGCAGGCGAACTTCGACGCGCTGAAGACGGCTGACTCGATCGGATCGCACTTCTACAAGCACATCAAGCCGTTCGCCAAGCGCTTCCCGTACGTGTGCGTCGAGAAGATGCCGGCGCCGGCCGCGGACGTTGACGTCGAAACCGCAGGTGCAGCATGACTCCGTCGATCTATGCCGTGCGCGCGTCGAGCTGGGGCGGGCTATTCGATTGCGCGTATCGCTGGGAAGGCATCCACCTCCTGAAGATGCGGAACGTCGTCGGGCTGCGCGCCGCCCTCGGTACCGCGATCCACGCCGGCACGGCCGTGTTCGATCAAGCGCGCCTCGACGGCTCCGGCCTGACGGTAGACGATGCGGCCGGTGCCTTCGTCGACAAGCTGCGCGACCCGGAGAACGAATTCGACCCGGCGCGCGACGACCTGAGCCTGTCGGAGGCCGAGCGCATCGGGCTCTCGCTCACCACGAAATACTGCCTCGAGGTCGCGCCGCGGTACGACTTCATCGCCGTCGAAATGGAAACGAAGCCGCTCGATATCGACTGCGGCGGCGGCATCACGATTCGCCTTACCGGCACGATGGATCGGGCGCGCGTGCGCCGCACCGCGCTCGGCCCGGGCATCGCCGACCTGAAGAGCGGCTCAGCCGCGGTGCAGAAAGGCGTGGCGGTCACGAAGGGGCACGGCCCGCAGATCGGCACCTACGAGATGCTCTACGAGCACACGACTGGCGAGCTGATCGCCGATACGGCCGAGATCATCGGCCTGAAGACCAAGGGCACGCCCGAGGTAGCCACCGCGCCGGTGAAGAACGCCAAGCGCGTGATGATCGGCACCGAGGACGAGCCCGGCCTCATTGAATTCGCGGCCGACATGTTCCGCACCGGCCGCTTCTATCCCAATCCGAAATCGCTGCTCTGCGACGCGAAGTACTGCCCGCGGCACGGCGTCTGCAAATTCCACGAGTAACGAGGCACCCCATGAATGCACCCGCACAACTGAGCGAAATGAAGGCAGCCGGCGGCGTGCCGGCACTGATGCCGGACCAGGCCGTCGACATGTTCACCGAGCGCGGCTTTGTCCTGGCCAATCGCATCGCCAAGGCCTACGCCAGCAGCGATGCCGTTCCGGCGCAGTTCCGGTCGCACAACCTGAAGAAGGCGAACGGCGAGGAAATCTGGGTCGAGAACCCGTCTGCGATCGGCAACTGTCTTGTCGCGATCGAGGTCGCGCGCGCCGTACGCATGTCGATTACGGCCGTGATGCAAAACGCCGACATGATCGAAGGCAAACTGCGCTGGTCCGGCAAATTTGTGATCGCGGCGATCAACGCGTCGGGTCGCTTCACGCCGCTGCGCTTCCAGATGATCAACCGCGGCAAGATCACGGCCAAGTACAAGGAAAAGACTGGCTGGAACAAGGAAGCAAGGAAACCGATCTTCGAGGACCGTCAAGTCGAAGTCGACGACATCGAGTGCATCGCCTGGGCACTTCCGAGGGGCACACCGGAGCCGCGCCTCGCGCCCGAACATGTTCGCCAGTACGCGGGCCGCATGCTCGACCTGTACCGGGACATCGGCATGCCTGTGATCGAATCGGCGCCCGTCAGCATGCGAATGGTCGTCGAGGAAGGCTGGTATGGGAAGGCTGGATCGAAGTGGCAGACCGGTTTGCGGACGCTGATGTTCCAGTACCGCGCGGGCAGCTTCTTCGGCAACATCCACGCTCCCGACATCGTCATGGGCATGGGTCGCACGTCCGAGGAAGAGGCAGACATCGTCGACGTCTACCCGGACGGCTCGTTCACCGTGCAGACCACGACGCTCGACTCCCTACGCACTGGCCCGGCGCAGCCGGCCGACGAAGTGCCGCGCGGCACGCCGGCCACAACCCCTGCGCAACAGAACGAGCATCCGCCAGAAGAGGATGGTGATCACCAAGGTGGTGAACCGCGCCTCGACGACGCTCCGCGCGCTGCTGATAACGGCCATCAAGGCGGTTTCGACTTCGACGTCAGCGGCCTCGTGCGCGGCATCCGCGAGGACATCCAGTCCGCCAAGACCCCCGAGGATCTCGACCTGGCGCGCAGCGCGATCGCCGGCGTGCCGGACGAAACGGCCAAGGCCGAGCTGAACGCCTTCGCCTCGGCGCGCATGCGCGAGATCACTGCCGCCGCCGAGCAGTCGGCCGGCGGCGCCACGGCAGCCCAGACGACTGCGCCGGCCGGCCGCCGCGCCCGCGCGCCGATCAGTGCCGATTAACTGGAGCAGAACATGAAGATCACCGATGTCTACGTCTCGAACGTGCTCGGGATCCGCGCGGCCGACGTGCGGCTTTCGAAGCCGGTCGCCCTCTTCGTCGGCCCGAACGGTGCGGGCAAGAGCAGCCTGCAGGAAGCCGTTCGCATGGCTCTCACCGGCGACACGGTCCGCGTCGCCCTGAAGAAGGAATACGGTTCGCTGGTCACCGAGGGCGCGGACACCGGCCAGATCGTCGTCGCGTGCGGCGAGCACGCGAACAGCGTCGCCCTGCCCGCCGGCAAGATCAAGCGCGAAATCGCCGAGGATCCTCGCCTGCCGTTGGTGCTCGACGCTCAGCGTTTCGCGCACATGACGGCGACCGAGCGCCGCGCGTTCCTCTACGACCTGATGGGCGTGAAGATCGGCCTCGACGAAATGCGCGCGCGGCTGCTGGACAAGCTCGGCCTGCGCGCCGACGCGCTGCCGGCGCCGGCCGCCGCGCGGCTCGCGGCGATCACGCCGATGCTGCGCGCCGGCTTCGACGCGGCGCACAAGGAAGCGGCGGACCGCGCGCGCGGCGCGAAGCAGTCCTGGCGCAGCGCGACCGGCGAGACGTACGGCAGCCAGAAGGCAGCGACGTGGCGGCCGACGGTCGTCGAGTTCGACGAGGCCGCGCTGCGCAAGCTGACCGCCGACCGCGCGGCGATCGACGACCAGATCGGCGAGCTGCAGCAGCAGATCGGCGCCGCCGACGCGGCGGACACCGCGGCGCGCACGCGCGCGGCGAAGATCGCCGACCTGCGCACACGCGCCGCCGGCTACGCGAAAGCGGCCGAACTCGCGCAGTTCGCCGACGCCCAGGTCGCCGAATTCCTGCCGAAGGTCGAAGCGCTGCGCGTGCGCGCCGGCGCGGTGCCGACGGGCACCGAGTGCGCGTGCCCCGAGTGCGGCGCGCTGTTGCGCTACCTGAACGGCGTCCTGTCGGCGGCGGCCGCTGCTGGCGTGCGCGACGAGGATGCAATCTCGAAGTTGCCCGAATACGAGCAGGGCCTGAAGACGCTGCAGAACGCCGCGGCGAACCGCAAGCGCGACCTTGAAGCCGCCGACACGGCTGCAACGCAGCTGCGCGCGCTTGAGGACGACGCGGAGGACAGCGGCGCGGCCGCCGCGCGCGAAAGCGGCGACGCGGCACGCTCGGAGCTGGCCGACCTGCAACGCCGCCGGAAGCAACTGGACACCGACATCACGACGTTGCGCGAGATCGAGCGCCGCGCCACCGGCGCCGCGGATCTGGCGAAGGCCGCCGCCGCGCTGCACGACGACGTCGCCGCGTACGAGGCGATCGCCGGCGCGCTCGCGCCGGATGGCATTCCGGCGGATCTGCTGCGCGAGGCGCTGACACCGGTGAACGAGCAGTTGACAGCGCTGGCGGAAATGTCCGAATGGGCCGACGTCACGATCACGCCGGAGATGGAGATCCTCGCCGGCGGCCGCGCGTACGCCCTGCTCTCCGAATCCGAGCGCTGGCGGGCCGACGCGCACATCGCCGCCGCGATCGGCCACTTCTCCGGCCTGAAGCTGCTCGTGCTCGATCGCGCCGACGTTGTCGTCGGCCGCGAGCGTGACCGCCTGCTCTATTGGCTCGACGATCTCGCGCACGCTGGCCTGATCGAAACCGCACTGGTGTTCATGAGCCTGAGGTCGGCGCCCGGCGGCCTGCCGGATGCCATCGAGCCATTCTGGGTCGAGGACGGCCACGTCGCGCCGATCGGCGCGACGCGCACGCATCGGGAGGCAGCATGATCGAGCAGATCGAACGGCACCTCGCCGCGGTGGAGGACGCAACCGCGAAAGCGATCTCGGCCGCGCTCGGCTTGCCCCAGGTCGAGGTATCGAAAACGCTGCACAAGATGGTCGGTGCCGGCACCATCGAGCGCGAGAAGCGTGCCGGCGGCAGCAACGAGTACGTGTACTGGCTCGCGGGCGCATCGCAACCGGCGCATAAGTCAGCTGCCAATGTCCCAACAGCGATCGGTCTCGGCGGTGAGCCGGCATATCCGAATGCTGTCTTCGCGATGGACCGCACGACATCGCCGCAGCTTCCGCCTGCTCAGGGCGTGATCGATGCCGCTCGCGACCTGCTGATGACCAGCGCGCCCAATGAGGTTCTTCAGCGGCTCAGGACGCTTCATCGCGAGCTGGTCGCATACGAGTCGAGCGGCAATCCGGTCTATATCGAGCCGGACTCTCATGTGATCACGTCGCTCGACATGACTCTCCAACTGCTGTCGGACATGCGAATCGCGCGCGACGAGTTTGCCGCCGAAAACGCGTCGTTGAAAGAAGTGAACACGCGCCTCAAGACGAACAACGCGCAGCTCGAGCAGCGCATCGACTCGCTCAGCGGTGATGTCCGCCCCATCGGGTCGCTTTTCGTCACCGTCGGTCGGTCATCGAAGCCCATGCGGCACGCCACCATCGAGAAAGCGCAAAAGCGTGGCCGTGCGCTCGTGCGCAGCGAGAAGGAATCCGAGGTCCTCGTGCTCGAACCGGTCGGCCGGATCGTGCGCGGAACGGAATGGAGACCTCGATAACGCTTATCGGCACCGCCACGCCCAAATTGCCTCGGAGTGGCGGACTTGGGGCGGCCTGTACGTGCGCCCGTTTTTTCAAGGACAACAAGATGAAAGAGACCGCAGCCCACGCGGCAGACGTATCGCGCGACCAGCAATACGACAAGCTCCTCGCGACCCTGAATAGCAGCTTCGCCGCGCGCACGAGCGGCGAGCAGACGCGCCTGTACACGACCGACACCGATGGCCTGTTCGACGTCTACCTGAACACCCTGTCGGCGTCTCCTGAAGGGCGTCAGCACCACACCTGCAACGCATGCCGTCGATTCATCGAGCGCTTCGGCGGTCTCGTGACGATCGGTGAAGATGGTGCGCCGGCATCGGTGATCTGGGCGCCGGATCCCGGAGCTGCGGCAGACCATCCCTACTATGCCCCTGCTATCGCTTAGGTGCGAGACTCCGTCGAGCGTGCGCGTGTGACGGGCGTCTTCTACACGTCCGAGAGCATATGGGGTCTGCCGCGCACTGGCGAGTGGACTCACTTCAGCGTGACGCCCGGCCGCCACCTTATCCACCAGAGCCGCGTACAAACTGCGTTTCAGGCGATGGCAGAAGCGCGTGAGGACTACCGCACGATGATCACCGCGTTGCAGGAGATCACGCTGGCGACAGTCGAGACCGCCGTCACGCTGCTCAAAACCGATTCGCTGTACCGCTCTGAAAAGTGCCTGGGCGTGGCCGAATGGCTGCGTGATCTGATCGTCTCGCGCGATGCGGCGAAGAACAGTCGCGTGAAGGAGAACCTGCTGTGGCGCGCGGTCGCCACTGCGCCCGCCGGGTTTGCGCATCCCCGCTCCTCCATGATTGGGACGCTGCTCGAGGACATTTCCGCCGGCCTGCCGTTTGAAGACGTGAAGGCGAAGTTCGCCGCGAAGATGCACCCGCTCCTTTACCGGCGCCCGCAGGCTGCGCCAAGCGCCGGCACGATCCGCCAGGCTGAAAAGGTTGTCGAGCAGATGGGTATCGCTCCATCGCTCGAGCGCCGCTTCGCTCGCCTCGACGAACTGCAGTCGCTGTGGATGCCGCACACATCCGCAAGCGTGCCGTCGTCAGGTGGCGTGTTCGGCCACCTCAAATCAAAGAACATGAAGCGCGCCAACGCACCCATCAACGCGTCGGGTGGCGCGATCACGTGGGAGAAGTTCGCGCGCACGGTGTTGCCCGAGGCCGAAAGCATCGAGGTGTACGTCCCGACCGGCTCGGCCAACTTCGCGGCATACGTGACCGCGCAGCACGCCGATGCACCGCCGATCCTGCAATGGGATCGCGAGGATCGTCGCAATCCCGTGAGCTGGTATCTGTATGTCGGCGGCTCGATGGCTTCGAAGTGGGGACTCGTGCCCGGTGCGTGGGCGCGTGTGAATGCAATCAGCGCGCAGCCGTCTTCATGGCACGAACCGAACGATCGCCATGGCGCCGGCGTGCTGTTCGTGATCGACGGAGCGAGGGACCACCGTCACGAAGGCGCGGGCAATGCTCTGTTCCCCGAGTGCCTGCGATCGGAGTTGCATGGCGTGCGCGCGGTCATTGAAGCGTATTCGCGCAGTGCTTCGATAGCGGGCGTCGACGAAGCTTCCGCCTGCGGTCTGCTGCTGCAGAAGCAAAGCCGGTACACGCCCGGCCACCGCGTACGGGTGGCGGCCAAGGGCGCAACGCTCGAATACACCATCGACCGTTGGGACTGAGCATGATGGACGCGAGCTCCGCAGAGAAGAAAACACCGTGGAATCCGTCGCGCCGCGCGACGGCGCGGGTGAAGAACCCATTGCCGGCCCCGACCGCCTGCCCCTACGACGGCGGCCTGGTCGAGATCGTGAACAACGCCGAGATCTACGGCCGCGAGTACGGCGAATGGCCGTGGGCCTTCCTCTGCCGCACGTGCCGCGCGTACGTCGGGCTGCATCCGTTCACCGGCATTCCGCTCGGCACGCTCGCCGATGCGCCGACCCGCGAGGCACGGAAGCGCGCGAAAGCTGCATTCAACCCGATCTGGCAGTCCGGCGCGATGACGCGCACCGCCGCGTACGTCTGGCTGGCCCAGCAGCTCGGCATCGAGAACCACGAGGAATGTCACATCGGTTGGTTCGACATCGAAACGTGCGACCGCGTGGTCGCCGTAATCCGCGAGAAAAATCACCAATGACCGATACCCAAGATCCGCTCTGGCGCGCGCTCGCGCGCCTGGAGCACGCCGAGCTGCTGGAAGACGACCGCAACCTGTTGCGGTCCGCGTTCGCCGCGCTGCACGGCAGCCAGGCGATCCGTATCCCCGAGACCGTCGTGTCGCGTATCCGGCATCTCGACTCGACGCTGTCGAAATCGGCGGAAGCCTGACGCGCTGCCCGACAAGATCGGCGGCGCCGACGCCGTGCGGTGCACGCAGATCGAACGCATCAACGTTGCCCGACCAACCATCCCCCCATAGGAGCGCATCACGATGATGAAGTCCTACACGTCGACGCTCGTCGACATCCGCGGCGGCATGCTCGTCGAAGAAGCCACCACGCAACTCAACCACCTCGTCGCCCTCGTCCGCGACACCGGCAAGGCCGGGAAGATCAGCGTCACGATCGAAATCAAACCGTTCGCCAAGGTCGCCGACGCGCTCGAGGTGTCCGGCGAGGTCACGACGACCCTGCCGAAGGAGAAGCGCGCCGCCGAGGTGTTCTTCCCCACCGTCGAAAACAACCTCTCCCGCAACAGCGAGCGGCAGCCCGATCTGCCGGGCATCCAGCTCGCCAACACCGGCACCGGCCGGTAATCGCCACACCCATCACACCTTCAGGAGATTCGCATGTTTGACCATGACGCCCCCGATATCAGCGCTGCCCTCAACGCCGGCACCGCGCTCGCCGGCCCGCAGAAATCGCCACTCGCCGACGGCCGGCCGTTCGTCGTCGTACCGCATGGCTACGACGTGCGGACGCTGGACGAGCGCGACACGTTCCCGCATCGCGCGCGCGGCACCGTGAAAGTTCGCGACGCCGCAAGCTTCATCGCCTACTTCAATCGCCAGAAGACGGGCAACAGCCTGATCTATGCGTCGCTCGACCCGGCGCACATCCTCGGCGTCATCGACGACCACTTCCCGGCCAGCGACCAACTCGACAATGGCGGCGCCAACTGGCGCGAGTATCGCGTGCAGTTCTCCGTGCCGGCGTCACGCGAGTGGCGCACCTGGACCACGTCGGATCGCAAGCCGACGACGCAGCTCGAGTTCGCCGAACTGATCGAAGACAACCTGCCGGACATCGTCAGCCCGTCGGGCAGCGACATGCTGTCGATCGCGCTGAACTTCGAGGCCAGCAAAGGCGGCAACTTCGTGTCGGCCACGCGACTGCAGGACGGTAGCGTCGATTTCGTCTGGCGCGAGGATGTGAACGCGACTGGCAACAAGGTGAAGATGCCGACCGAGATCGCGCTGGAAATCCCGGTCTTCGAGAACGGCGCGAAGTACGCGGTAAGCGCTCGCCTGAAGTACCGCGTGAAGGACGGCGGCCTAACGATCTGGTACGAGCTGGTCCGCCCGCACAAGGTGCTCGAAGACGCGTTCCGCGCCATCTGGTCGGACATCGAAGCCCAGACCGAAACGAAGATCCTGCTCGGCTCCCCCGAATAGCCGCATCCCCCGTGGCCTGCCGCGCGCGCCCTCGTCGCGCGCGGCATTTTGGGGCGGACGTCTCGCTCCGCTTTTTCCACCGTCCTCAACGGCGGGCGCTCGGGTGACGGGTGGGCGCCGTCACAACGTGCACTTTGGCCTGCAGCCGCCGCACAGCGCTTTCATGCTACCCCGCTGCCATATGCGAGCCGAGCACCCGCCATTGAGGTTTGATCGATTACATGGAGATCCTGAATGAAGCGTGACCTGATGAACCGCGAGTACAACAGCTTCGGATTCTGCTGCGGGATCGGCGGTGGCGCGAAGGGCTTCAAGAAGGCCACCTCGTGCGTAGGCAATATGACCGCGACGTGGCGCTGCATTGGCGGCGTCGACGTCGATCCCGCCGCGGCGCGCGATTTCGAAATGCTGCTCGGCACTCCGTGCACGGTGATGGATCTGATGACGCGCGGGCAGTACACCGCGTATCACGAAAAGGAACCGCCGCCCGGGTGGCGCGAAGCCACGCCGGCAGATATCCAGCGCGCGGCCGGCAACGAGCATCCGCATTGCGTGTTCATCTCGTCGCCGTGCAAGGGCGCTTCCGGCCTGCTTGCGGAGAGCAAGGCGCGCACGCCGAAGTACCAGGCGCTCAACGAGCTGACGCTCCGGTGTGTGTGGCTGATGTGCGAGGCCTGGAAGGACGACCCGGTCGAATTGATCGTGTTCGAGAACGTGCCGCGGCTCGCGACGCGCGGCCGGCACCTGCTCGACCAGATCGTCCAACTGCTGAGTCACTACGGCTATGCCGTGAACGAAACCGCGCACGACTGCGGGCTGCTCGGCGGGCTCGCGCAGAGCCGAAAGCGGTTCCTGCTGGTCGCGCGCCACACGGCCAAGGTGCCGGCGTTCCTGTACGAGCCGCCGCTCAAGCGCCTGCAGGGCGTCGGCACGGTGCTCGGTCGTATGCCGCTGCCGGGCGAGGCCGCGGCGGGCCCGATGCATCGCGTTCCCTCGCTGCAGTGGAAGACGTGGGTGCGGCTCGCGTTCGTCGAGGCGGGCAGCGATTGGCGCAGCCTCAACAAGCTCGCCGTGGAGAACGGCCATCTGCGCGACTACCTGATCCTCCCGGAGATGCACAACGGCGTGCTCGGCGTGAACCGCTGGGACGAGCCCTGCGGCGTCGTCGCGGGCGCGAGCCGACCGGGCAATGGCAGCTTCTCGATTGCGGATCCGCGCGGACCTGCGGACGCGGCCCAGTACCAGCGCAGTATGGCGTACTCGACTGGGGCGACACCGCCGGCACGATCACCGGAGCGAAATCTCCCGGGCAGGGAACGTTCAGCGTCGCGGACCCGCGCACCGGCATCAAGCACAACAACTGCTTCCGTGTGGTGCCGTTCGACCAGGCAGCCGGCGTCGTGACCGGAGGAACCGGACCAAGCGCCGGCGGCCAAGCAGTCGCGGACCCTCGCGCGACGACCGGATTCGAAGGCGCTGGCAAGTACCGCGTCACCGCCTATGACGAGCCGGCCGGCACCGTCATCGCGCGAAGCGACAGCGGTCAGGGCGCGTTCGCAGTCGCGGATCCGCGCCCTGGCATGCGTCGCGAGCGCGGGGATGCCTACCTGACGGGCGGCCACTACGGCGTCGTCGGGTGGGACCAGGCCAGCGGCGCAGTGTCGGCCGCGGCTGGTCACGACAACGGCCGATGGTCCGTGGCAGATCCGCGCCTGCCCGCTGCGAGCGCCAAGCTCGTCGCCGTGATTCGCGCGCTCGATGGCACGTGGCACCGGCCCTTCACGACGCTTGAGCTCGCCGCGCTGCAGTCGCTCGTCGAGCCCGAGCAGTTGCAGATCGACGCCGAGCAGGACGAATGGGCGCGCCAGCGTATTGCCGCAACCGGGAATGCCTTCCCGTTCAAGCTCGACGGCGACAGCGATTCCGCCTGGCGCGAGCGCATCGGCAACGCGGTGCCGCCCGATGCAGCGCAGGCAATCGCCGAGGTGATGGGGACCACCCTCTTGCTCGCTGAATCCGGCGAAACGTTCCAACTTTCGTCGACGCCCGTATGGGTGCGCCCGGTCGCCATTGCGCTGACCGTCGCTCCGCATACGTTCTGACCACCGAGGACCACACCATGACCACCGAAAACAAAAAAAGCCCCACTCCCGAACAGGCGAGCGAGGCGGTACCTCAGCGGCAGAGGACGGAGAACCCAACCGCCGAAGCCATTTTCGAGCAGGCGTCCGGCGGGGGCAATCTGATTTGTTCGAAATTCGAAGACGGAAAGAGTCGCGCTGATGCGCTGACGGATGATGCGGCACGAAAGATCGCTCATCGCATCTACTGCCGCCTTGGACTCTGCGGAAGCAACCCGCTTTGCTTTAATGGCGCGGACGCGACCACGCAGCAGCGCTGGATCAGCGCGATCAAAGATGCATGCCCCCTGTTCGCCGCATCCCCTGTCGAGCAGCCCGCAGCAGCGCCGATCGTCGAATTGTCGGGCGTGCGTGAGACGCTTGAATCTGGCCGAGGCTTCTGGCGCACCTGCTCTGGATGTCACGAGTCCGAGGACGGCCATCCCGTTGGCGAATACCCGTACAGCGAAATCCTTCAATGCGACCTCGGCTCGGGCTGCGCAGAGTGCGGCGGCATCGGCGCGATATGGGACAACACCGATTACGACGACCTGGTCGCTTTTCTCGACCGACAAGAAGAGACCGACGAGTCATCGCAGGCCGCCACCTCTGCCAATGAGACAGGTGCGGAAGGGGCAACGGATCTGAGAGAACGCGCACGTCTAGCGGCTGATCAGTGGGCCAATGCCGGCACGTCAATCCCGCAACGAACCGCCTATCGCGATGGCTTCATTGATGGAGCTAGCTCGCCAACTATAGCAGCGCAGGCGGTTGCCGCATGGTTGCATCGCGACGATCCGCGCGACTGCATCTCGGACGCGAAGAAGCGCGACATGATCGAGCATGCCGGCTCTGGCGGCCGTCGGCTTGCCGAGAACTACTCGATAGGCCTCTGCCGGCTGGACGCACTGCCCGCTATGGCGGCAGCAGCGCCGGCCGACGAGCGGGCGGCGTTCGATGTCGCTCTTGCGGCGCTCAACGACTATCAAGGAAAGTGGGATACCGGAACGCCAATGCCATACGCGCAATCTGAACGGATTGCGATGGAATGTGCATGTGAAGCGGTTCGAGACGCGCTCGAAGAAGCCCGCGCGGCAGCATCGCCCGCTGCGGAGGCGGTGGAGTGCCGGACGTGCAATGACCGAGGAATGATCGGAGGGCCGTCCTACTACGCGCCGGACGAAGGTGGCGAGCCGTGTCCCGATTGCGCCGCCCCGCAACCCGCGCAGGCCGACGCACCGGACGCTATCCCCGACGAATGCGCGGCCAGCGGCGCATCGTGCAGCTACGCACCGGAAGGCCGTCACGGCGAAATGCAGTGCCGGTACTGCGGGAAAGCGCAGGCCGACGCACCGGCAGAGGCGCGCGAGCACGCTCGCCACGAATGGGACGCGACGGGCGAGCGTTGCGTGAAGTGCGGCGATAAGGACTGGTTCGCGGACCCGCACTGCAGTGAATCGCGCATTAAGGGCGGCGCCCCCGCCGATGCGGGAGAGGCGCGAAAGATTCACCAAGTCTGGATCGATGAGACCAGTTCGTATGCCGACGTGACCCCGGAGTATTACGCGGAGCGCCGGCCGAGCAGCCGGCGCATCGTCTACACCGCCCCGCCCACCGCGAGGGTGGCGAGCCTGACGGACGAGCAGCGCGAGGCGATCAAGTTCGCCGTGACTTGGTTCGATCAATCGGTTCTGCCCAATACACCCTACAGCGGCTATTCCAAAGCGCTGCGCGCCCTTCTCAATGGAGCCGACCATGACCGGTAAGCTGACGACCGCCGAGCGCGCCACGATCATGGACGCATGCCAGAGCATTTCGCGCAGCGCCGATGCGTTGAAGAAGTGCCATACCGTCGACGGCGATTGGGGCGACGACGTGGACGCGAAGGCGTTCTACGAGGCAGAACTGCGCTTGCTCGCTCGGTTGACCGCCCTTCTCGCCCCCGCGCAGCAGCCGAGCGACGAACCTTCCCTCAAGAACCCGATGGTACGGTTTCCTACGGAAGAGGATATACGGGAGTGGGAGGAAGCGCATAAGCGGCAGCCGAGCGGCGAGCCGGCATCAGCCGGCGTCATCGCCGCTGCGCTCGCAGTAATCGAGGCTGATCGAGCCCACGTGCTGACCGACGATCATATCGACGCGCTCGAGAACGCGATCAAGATTCAGCGCGGCACGCTGAAGTTGCCGGAGGCGCGCGCGAAGCTGCCATGCTTCCCGGTCGTGCTCCGCAAGATGTGGAGCGGTGGCGAGGTTCAGCACTGGATCGACGAGAACGTCGCGCCGCGCGCCGCAGCGCTGCGAGATGCGCTCGACCACATCGCCCGCGTAGCGCGAGGTAGCCGCGAGCAGTCGCGCCGCCAGCGCTGGATCGAGCTGCGTGCACTGGGCGCGCTCAACGGCACCGAGGAATGGCGCACGCTGCCGCTGCCGAGAAACGGCGACGGCGTCCGCCGCCGTCTCGTGCACCGTATTTCTGAGCTCGATGGCGAGGTCGAGCGCCTCAACGCGATCATCGCCACTCGTCCGGACCAGCCGGAGCCGCGCGCCGAGGTGACGGACGACAAGCAAGACAAGGCGAAGGGGTTCATCAAAACGCTGTCGGGCATCATCCACGACCAGACCGTAGCAATGCAGTCCGCGATTATCGAGTGGCGGCATGGGAACGGAGCTGAAGCCGGCCTGAGCTGGATCGTCAACACCCTGGAGGGCCCCGGCCACTTCCCGGATTTCGACGCGCCGCACGGCAAGCATGCGCAGTTCTGGTTCAACGCGAATCGGGCGAATCCGCTCCCGGCGTGCTTCTGCGGCAATCCGTCGTCCTCGCTCTGGATGGGGCAAGGCTTCTGCTGCGACGAACACTATCGCGCGGCCAAGGCGAGGCACGACGCCGCCCGCGCAGGAGGTCAATCGTGATCCACAAGGACAATCTCCCGGCCCCGCGCCTTCAACTTCGCTGGGTACCCAGTGATCTGAAATCGGGCTACGAATGGGAGTGCCACTACGAATTGGTGTTGCCGCTTAGCGAGCATGACATCCGGGCCGAGCAAGAAGACCCTGACGGAGCGCCGCTTCCGAAACTGAAGGAACTCGTCGTGCCGATGAAGTTGCCCAGCCTGCGCGGAAGCTCGGGCACACCATGCACAGCCCAGGATGGCAGCCGCTACTACGACGATCCGTATCGTGATGGCGCGCACGCCTTCTGGGATTCGAAGCTGCTTGGCAATCCGCCGATATTCGTCATAGCTCCGGACGGCATGGCGTTCGCCAGACCTGACCGGGAAGCCGCCCGCGCCCAAGGAGGCGAATCGTGACCGTCTACGTCGACGACATGTACCGGTACCCGGTCGGCCGGTTCGGCCGGATGAAGATGTCGCACCTCATCGCGGATACGACCGACGAGCTGCTCGCGATGGTGCGCGAGATTGGCGTCAATCCGAAATGGATTCAGCACGCGGGCACGCGTGACGAACATTTCGACATCGCCATCAGCAAGCGAGCTGCCGCGATCGCCGCCGGCGCGATTCCGATCACCTATCGCGAGTGCGGCGCGATGAACAAGCGACGCCGCGTGACTGGTGAGCTCGGCTCGCCGGCCGACGCAGTCGAATGGCTTGAGCGATTCGTTGCCGCTCGACGCGGCGCACGCGCGTCGGCACCGACGGCCAATGCCCCTGCGGAGAACGCATCGTGAGCGAGAACACGACAATCGAGTGGTGCGACCATACCTTCAACCCTTGGGAAGGCTGCCAGAAGGTCGGCCCGGGCTGTGACCACTGCTACGCGGAGACACGCAACGCGCGATTCGGCGGCGGCACGGCCATCAACTGGGGACCCGGCGCGCCGCGGCGCCGCACGTCACCGGCGAACTGGCGGAAGCCGCTGCAGTGGAATCGCGACGGCACGTTCTACGCGATCCACGGCCGGCGCCAGCGCGTGTTCTGCGCGTCGCTCGCGGACGTGTTCGACAACGCCGTCGATCCGGCGTGGCGCCGCGACCTGTTCGCGCTGATCGCGCACACGCCGAATCTTGACTGGCTTCTGCTGACGAAGCGAATCGGCAATGTCGCGGAGATGCTGCGCTGGATCGACGTCGACCGGTTGCCGGATAACGTCTGGCTCGGCGCGACGATCGTCAACCAGGCCGAGGCCGACCGCGACATCCCGAAGCTGCTCGCGGTGTCCGCGCGAGTGCGCTTCCTGTCGATGGAGCCGCTTCTTGGTCCCGTCGACCTGTGCCGGGCACACATCGCCCAAGTCAAGCTGCCGCGTGTCGACTGGGTCATCGTCGGCGGCGAAAGCGGCCGCGGTGCGCGGCCGATGCATCCGGCATGGGCGGCCGACCTGCGCGACCAGTGCGCGCGCGCCGGCGTGCCGTTTCTGTTCAAGCAGCACGGCGAATGGGCGCCCGGCTGCGGCGACTTCGGCGCAGGAAGATTCGAGACAGCGGCGATCGCGCGCGACGGCCGCGTCGCGCCGGGCGGCCACCGCGTCGAAGACTACCCGGCCGGAGCGGCGAGCGGCGACGGCTGGGCGATGGTCCACCGCGCCGGTAAGCGCGCCGCCGGCCGGCTGCTCGACGGCCGCACACACGACGAATTCCCGAGAAGTCAGTCGTGAGCCGTGCGTGAGATATTCGGGTCGACCGTGTACAGCGAATTCACGTGGTCGATCACCTGCTTGATGTGGCCGCCTGCGGCGCGCGGTTCGAGATCATAGCCGCTGGCCGTTGCGCCATCCGCGCCCTCTGGGTAGAGAAACACGCGCCAGCCGGCCTCGTAGGCATGGTGATTCGGAAGGCGTCGGTTCACCTCTGCGATGAACTCTTCGGGCGAGATCACGGATTTGGTCACGGCGACCTCCTACCTGGGTGGATTGCTTCTCTCGTCGTACTTCTGAAGGGCCAACTTCGCCGCATCGAGGTCTGCCCGCGCGCGCTCGAGACGCACAACCAGCGATTCATTCGGCGGGCGATCGACCGAGTTCATCGATCGTTGTAGCGCAGCCTCAGCCTCATACAAATCCCGCTTCCGCATTGCGACGTCGTGTTCCAGCCGATCTCGCTCGCTGCCAGTTCGCATGGGCATCCCCTATCACTTCCAGGAATCCTAGCATGACCGAACGCCCAATCCTTTTCAGTGGCCCGATGGTGCGCGCCAGCCTCGAGGGCAGGAAAACCCAGACGCGTCGCATCGTGAAGCTGCCGCACAACAACCCGCTCGGCGCGTGGGAAGCGACGACGGCCGGCGGCGGATCCGTGAAGTATGTCGGTGGCACGCCGGCACCCGAGATCGCCACCATCTGGCACACGCGCACCGGCGAGTGCTTGGTCTGCCCGCATGGTGACGTCGGCGACCGGCTGTGGGTACGTGAGACGCACGAAGTGCGCCGCATCGGCACCGAGACGTTCGAGGGCGGCCGCCCGACGCGGCGTTACGCCGGCGTCGCGTACCAGGCTGACGACGGCCTCGCCGAGGTCGACATCGACCTCAACACGTTCCAGGCGCTCGACGCCAAGGAATCCCGGGGCTGGTCGCCGTCCATCCACATGCCGCGTTGGGCGTCGCGCATCACGCTCGAGATCACCAGCGTGCGCGCCGAGCGTCTGCAGAGCATCAGCGAACCGGATGCGCGCGCTGAAGGCGTGACGATCGAGGACCATCACATGCGCGGGTACTGCGCCGGTGCCTTCCGGCCGCCGAGCATTCGCGCATTTCACGATCTGTGGGACAGCCTCAACGCCGCGCGCGGCTACGGGTGGGACACGAACCCGTGGGTATGGGTCGTGGAATTTCGAAGGATTGAATCATGAGCCTCTACCTCACGACGCCGGAACTCGCCGAGCTGGTCGGCTGCAAACCGCGGAGCCTCGCCTGCATGAAGCGCTGGCTCGAGCGCAATCACTGGCCGTTCGCCGTGAACATCGCCGGCGTGCCGCTGGTGGCACGCGAATACTATGACGCCCGCATGAACGGCACCGCACCGGCCACCCCCGCGCGCCGGCACCGCGCCGCCACGTCAGAAGAACCGAACTTTGCCGCACTCTAATCATGATCGGAAGACGCAAACGGCCGGACGGACTGCCGTTCCGGCTCTACGCAAACTACGGGAAACACAAGGTCAGCTTCGGCTACAAGCTGCCGAACGGGAAATGGGCGTTCCGCCTTTCCGCGCCGGCGCGCAACAAGGAAACGATCGCCGAAATCAGGAAGCAGGCGATCGAGCGCGCCGAGGCGCTGAACGGCAACGCCATCGAGCCAGGCACGCTCGAAGCCCTCATCACTCGCTACTTCGAATGGCAGGAGGGCCTGCCGACGACCGACGAGCGCCGGAAGGCGCAGATCACCCTCGACGAGAACCGCAATGAAGCGAAGCGCCTCGCCGCGGTCTTCGGAAAGATGTCGCCGGCAGCCATCAAACCCAAACACGTCTACGGGTACCTCGACAAGCGTGCGCAACTCGGCGCGCCCGCGAAGGCGAACAAGGAAGTCGCCCTGCTGTCCGCTATCCTCGAATTCGGCCGTCGGCGCGGAGAGGTCGAAACAAACCCTTGCCGCGGCATCGAATACAACCCGACGCGGCCGCGCCAGCGCTACGTCACGCAGGACGAGATCGAACTCGCCGTCGAGGTAGCGCGATCGCGTCGCAGTGTTGGCGACCAGCATGCCAGTTCGACGTACGTGATCCTCGCGCTCTGCGTGAAGGCGGCGTACCTGACCGTCAGCCGGCCGACGGAGATGCGCGAGTTGCACCGCCAGTCGATCACGGCCGACGGCGTCGAAGTGCCGATCGCGAAACGCAAGGCCGGCGAGCAGCAGCGGGTGAAGCTGGTGCTGTGGTCACCAGAGCTGAAGGCAGTTATCGACGAAGCGCTCGCGCTGCAGCGGACGTCCAGTGTCCATGTATTCGGCAACACGGCGGGCCAGGTCTATACGCGCAGCGGGTGGAATACAAACTGGACGCGCCTGATGGGCTACTGCGAGAAGGAAGCGAAGGCGCGCGGCGTGCCGTTCGAACGATTTGCCCTTCGCGACATGCGCCCGGCGGCCGTGACCGATCGACAGGAGGAAGGCGACGACCGGATCATAGACGCGACGGGCCATGCAGACGAACGCATGGTGCGGAAGACCTACGACCGGCGCCGGCAGCGAAAAGTGCGGGCGACGCGCTGACGTCGGAAATAAAAAAACCCGCTCAGTGGCGGGTTTCCCTTGCGAGAGATCTTCCAAAATTTGGAATCTCATCTTCCAAAAATCTTGATCTCGACGCCGCAAACAAAAACAGCGCCCTCTAAGGCGCTGTTTTTAAAGTAATTCTGTGGGGTGGCTGATGGGACTCGAACCCACGACAACAGGAATCACAATCCTGGACTCTACCAACTGAGCTACAGCCACCACTGATACCGCTTGCTTCTTTGCTGCGTCGCTTTGTCGTTCAGCAGCGAAGAAGTGAGATTATATGGAGCTTTTTTATTCTTGCCAAGCGTTTTTTTCAAAAATTTCTTCGGCCGCGTAAAGATGCGCCCGCGCCTCGTCGAACACGGCCAGATCGCCGCGCGCGAGCTTCTTGTTGTCCGACAGCACGCGCCGCCAGCCGCGCGCGCCCGCAACGCCGCGATACAGCCCGAGCGCGTGGCGCACGACCGCACCGAGGTACGTGCCGCGCTTCAGCTCCGCCGCGCAGTATTCGATCAACCGCGCTTCCGCTTCCTCGCGCGTCGGCGCCGCGTCGTTCGCGCCATAGAACCGCGCATCGACGCCCGCCAGCACATAAGGATTGTGATACGCCTCGCGGCCGAGCATCACGCCGTCAACGTGTTCGAGATGCTGCGCAACCTCGTCCAGCGTCTTGATGCCGCCGTTGATCACGATCTCCAGCGACGGGAAGTCGCGCTTCAGCCGATATGCATAGTCGTACTTGAGCGGCGGAATCTCGCGGTTTTCCTTCGGCGACAGCCCTTTCAGGATCGCGTTGCGTGCATGCACGACGAACACTTCGCAGCCCGCCTCAGCAACCGTGCCGACGAAATCCCGCACGAACGCATACTCTTCGACCGCATCGACGCCGATCCGGTGCTTGACGGTCACCGGCACCGACACGGCGTCGCGCATCGCCTTCACGCAATCCGCGACGAGTTGCGGCTCGTTCATCAGGCACGCGCCGAACGCGCCGCGCTGCACTCGTTCCGACGGGCACCCGCAATTCAGGTTGATTTCGTCGTAGCCCCACTGTTCGCCGAGCTTCGCGGCGCGCGCGAGATCGTCCCGCTCGCTGCCGCCGAGCTGCAGCGCGACCGGCGATTCGCTCGGCGTGAACGCGAGGTGGCGCTGCGCGTCGCCGAACAGCAGCGCGCCGGTCGTGATCATTTCCGTATAGAGCCACGTATGGCGCGTGAGCGTGCGGTGGAACGACCGGCAATGACGGTCGGTCCAGTCCAGCATGGGCGCCACGGACACGCGGCGGGGAGGAAGCGAAGACGAAACGGGCATGGAATTCGGGCAACGAGCGGCGCAGGATGCAACCTGCCATTTTACCGCAACCGGCGCCCTGCCCGCCCGGCGCTATGCATCCGCGTCGCCGGCAAGCTCCGCATCGACCGCGCGTCGCGCCTCGTTCAGCACGCGCTCGATCACCCGGCGCTCGGTCAGCAGCAGCCCGTCGACCTTCACGAGCCGCCAGTCGATCCGCACCGCGTCGCCTTGCAGCACGCGGTAGTGCACGTGCTCGCCGTCCCACACCTGCTCGGTCTTCACTTCGATCTCGAAGCCGCGGTACGGCTCGCTGTAGTCGCCGAGATCGCTGCCTTTCAGTTCCAT